CCCCCGTTATAGGCCGCCCTCGCCGCTGCGATCCGGAGACGTGGGTGAGTGGCTGAAACCAACGGTTTGCTAAACCGTCGTACTGGTAAATCCGGTACCGAGGGTTCGAATCCCTCCGTCTCCGCCATTGCGCCCTCCGCACTGGTGCCAACTCGTCCCAAAACCCTTGCATTTCTGCGGTTTTCACGCGATCACGGTTCCGCGATGCTCCCTAGTTGATCCATAGCGTTCGCTGGGAGACATGGTATCCGGCATGGTATCGGACCTGCCGATCTATGGTATCGAGGCGATGCTCAACGACGCGAAGGTGAAGGCGGCCAAGCCTAGGGATAAATCCTACAGGCTCACCGATTCTGGCCAGCTATATTTGCAGGTACAGCCGACGGGCAGCCGGCTCTGGCGCATGAACTATTCCTACCGATCAGCGGCAACCGGTGCCCTGCAACAGAAGACGCTGGCCCTAGGCTCCTATCCCGCCGTCACGCTGTTGGAAGCACGGAAGCAGCGCGACGCGGCGAAGGAATTGTTGCGCCAGGGCATCGACCCTGGCGTGCAGCGCAAGCTGGCGGTCGAAACCAACACCACGGACAACTCATCGACGTTCGAAGTCGTCGCGAGGCGATGGTGGGAGAAGCAGTGCAAGCGCTGGAGCAAGGTACACGCTGCTGACGTTCTAGCGAGCCTGGAGGCAAATGTGTTCCCCGCGATCGGCAGCTTGCCCATTTCAAGTATCCGCACTCCTACGGTCCTGGCTGCGCTCGAAAAGGTGGAGCGGCGCGGCGCCGTCGAAACCGCGCACCGCCTGCGCTCTCGCATCTCGTCCGTCTTTGTCTACGCGATCGGTGCCGGCTTGGCCGAAAGCGATCCTGCTGCCGGCATGGGCAAGGCGCTCCAGCCGAAGCCGAAGGCAAAGAAACAGCCCGCCGTCACCACGCTGCCACAACTGCGGCAAATGCTGATCGACTGCGAGGCGGAACGCTGCCGGGCGGGGACGAAGCTCGCCCTTCGCTTCCTCGCGCTTACGGCAGTCCGGCCTGGTGAACTGCGCCAAGCCCGCTGGGATCAGTTTGAGGGCCTGGACGGGGAAGCGCCGCTATGGCGCATTCCTGCCTCGGCGATGAAGGGCGACGAAAACCGGAAAGCTGAAATCGAGGGCGACCATCTTGTGCCGCTGGCGCCCGAAGCGGTCGCAGTGCTGCGCGTGATGCACGGGATATCCGGCGACCTTGAACTAGTATTTCCGGGGGAGCGCCACCCCCACCGGCCGATATCGGAAAACACGCTGCGCGCCCTGCTAATCCGCGCCGGCTATTACCAGCGCCATGTGCCACACGGTTTCCGCGCTGGCTTTTCCACGCTGATGAATGAACGGGCGGAACGCAAATGGCGGGAAGCTGGCAGCCTGGGCGCCTCACCCGATCGAGCGATTATCGACCTGATGCTGGCCCACATTCCTGACGGCGTATCAGGATCGGAAAGCGCCTATAATCGCGCAGCTTATATGCCACGCCGCCGCGAACTGGCGTGCGAATGGGCTGGGCTGCTGCTCGCGGATTTCTGGCCGCCCGAGATCCATCTTGGTCAGCCAATCAGGTTCGCTACCAACGGCCCGGGACGACCCGGGTGATCGTCACTGGACCGATCCGCCAGCGTCCTTGATCAGCTGCGCCTTGTAGGCCTCATCGATCTCGGCGACGATTGCAGCCTGCCATTCCGCGATACTGCTGTAGGCGTAATACATCGCCTGCACGCGGCCGTCTGGTTCTAGGATGGCGTTCTCATCGCCCAACCCGCCAGGATCTCGCCCGAGGAGCACCGGAGTTAGGCCCTCCCATGGTCCTGCCCGCCATGCGAAAATACTCTCCTGCTCGACCCACGGACCCGGGTCAGGGCTTGCCGGATCATAGCTCAAGGTGAGAAGGCGGTGGCCAGGGGCGGCTGGGATCATCTGTTGAGTACCGCGCACGATGCCGTCGAGGGTTTCCCGCATGACATGCACCGCTTTTCCGTCCTTCATGTGGATGATGGTCGGGTGCTCTTCACCAGTCTCTCGCGACACCCAGCCGCGCTCCATGCGCGCGATCTCGCTGACAGGAAAATGGCCGTCAGGCCCGTCGGCATCGAAAAACATCATTGGTCAGTGCCTTTCAAGGGCTAGCGTTCTGCGGTCCGCGCTGCGAGTCGCGCCAGGCAGTCACTTCGGCCTCGCTCCAGCGGCTTGCATAGCCCCCTGGCTTGAATTGCTGGGGAAACTGCCCCGCCCTCATCAAGCGGTAGATTGATGTCTTGCCCATACCGGTAATGGCGATCACTTCATCGATCCTGAGAAGGCGATCAGCAGGCCTGCCCAGCCCATTAGTTGTGCCGCGCGTCGGCGCTGGGTCTTTGCGGGGCTGCGACGCCGCATCAAGGGCCTTGGCGACCGCAAGAGCGATCTTGTCGATATCGGCCTGCGCGAGTTCATCGCTCATTGTCGCCCCCTGGTGTGGCTGGCCATCGCGCCTGGCGCGGGCGATGGAATGGCAGCACCTTGCCCGATCCTGCCTCGGCTTGAGCCGGTCCCTTGAAGGGGATGCCCATCTCTCTGGCCAGTTCAGCAATGCACTCCTCTGCATCTTCCGCGTTTGGGTATAGTTCGCCGCCGCTCCTGTCCCCGTCGATAACGCCATCTGCGCGAACAAAGAGCGCGGTCCACATGGGGCGGCCATCGCGAAGCGTCACCTTGTCCAGTTCGATATGTCCATCGAACGAGAGCCAGCCCGACCCTGCCGGCTGGGGATCTGGCAGTGGTAGCCACCCTTCGGGCTCGACTGGATAGCCTTCGCAATCGTAAAAGCCGCGCACCCCACGAGTGGCAATGATCCATGGCCTGGTCTTATGGCCCTCTGGCGCAGTGGGAACATAGGCAAGGAACCATCCGTCGCCCGGTGGTGGCGGCATCGGGTTAGCGCTAGTCATGGCTCATTCCCCACGTCTTCGTAGACCATAAGCATGGCCTCTTGGATTGCGCGTGCGCGGTCCTCAGCGCCGCTTTGCCCTATCACGAAACTGCCCCAATCTTGGGTGGTGTAGCGCGTCAGTGCCGTAACCAGACGGTCGGGGTCGAGGTCTTCGGGGGGATTCGCGAGAATGCGGACGAGGCCCAGAAAAATCGATCCAGCATTGTTCAGCCGCTGGTTCGGGAAAGCTTCCCCGATATTGACCAGCGCGGCAGAGACGATCTTCCGGCCGTGCTTGCGCACCATGTTCCTGATGGACGTAGTGAAGCCGACCTCGCCCGACTTCCATGTATTCGGCCCAGTGTTCCGCGCGACCGAAAGGCCGGCGCTGGTCACGATATCGTTGATTTCCATGGCGTCGGGATCGGAGGCGGCAACTGCCGCATGGAAGTCGTCAAGTCGGCTGATCTGTTTGCGCGAGCGGTTCGCCATGATGAACATGCGCGCTTCTTCGGCGGTCCCATCATAGTTGAACACGCAGCACGGCAGGTGCGGAATGTCACCGCGCAGCTGGGCGGCCATGGTCCGGTGCTGGCCGTCGATGACAGCGAATTCCCTGTCCTGCCGCCGCGATACGACCAGTGGTGCGCAAAGGCGCCAGTCGAAGGTGTTGGCGATCGAGGCAATCAACTTTCTCGACACGCCGTTGTCGGTAGAGCGCTGGTAGGCTTCATCTACGGTAAGCCATTCCACCTTCAGCCATTCGATGGTCGGGGGAACGCCAATCGGCTCCGGATAGCTGTTCGTGCGAACGGCGGTACCGCCGTGCCGCCCTGATGCAGGGGGCACGGCGGCTTCCTGGGTCGCGGGGACTTCCCCAGGAACTTCGTCGTCTTGGGCGCTCATTTCTTGAGCCTTTCGGTGAGGACCGCCCGGATCGCGCGCGGCAAGCCTGGAGTGTCGTGCAACTCGCGCATGAGATGGGCGGCAATCCCCGGCGCTTGGGGAGCCGACGTGAACATGACCCAAGGATGGAGATGGCGCCCGTTGGGGCTGATAGTGACGCTGCCGCCTACCGTGCCCCATGCGAGCAACCAGCCGTCGGCGAGAAGCGGCGGCGCGATTTCGGTGGTGTCGTCAATTACGAAACCGTCGTCGTCCCGGCGGGCTAGTGTGATCCGATCCTTGGACGACGACATCACCGTTGCCCCGCAAGGCGGTGAAGGTCCCCCATGACCGCCTGCCACCAGTCGTGGGGCAATTCCTCGCCGTCCTGGCGCTCGCGTGCGTATTCCAGTTTCCAGATAGCAGCGGCGAGATCGGATGCAGGCGTTGCCATAATGGCGTTTTCGGCTTCGTGTCGGGCGGCCATAAGCCGCTCCATTTCCTTGTTCACATAAGCCGGGATGGCCGGGCCGCCCGCCTCATGGCTGTCATTCGCGGGGCGCCAGACCTTCCTGTCAAAGTCCTCATCCTCTGCACGCGCCGCTTCAAACGCGGCCCAGGCCGTGGCCCATACATCGGAAGGGCGCGACGGATTCGTCAGACGAGCGAAGTCGGCCGCCATCACGTCCATGCAGTCAAAGGGCAAGTCAGTCCACTGCGGTGTTTCCTCGCGCCGAATGAGCGTGTGCTTGAAAACAGCGGCGGCCAACGTCGGCGCCGGGGTTCCGACCAGAGCGGTTGCCGCGTTCCATTGCGGCTCGGCGAAATTTTCGGTCCACGCGACCGATCCCGCTTCTTCGGCCGCATCGTTCTCCGCGCGGATTGCCTTCGGCAGCGATAGCCAGCTTTTCCCGTGCTGCGTTTCCAGCGAGAGGCGTTGCAGGCTCAGTTCTTCAGTCGCTTTGCCGTAACCGCCGTATTGTATTTCAGCTTCACACAGGGTCAGTGCCGCCAGATACTTGGCCATGGCGGCGTCCCACGTTGGGCACGCGCCCATGGTGGCAATTGCGGCGCTGGTGAAAGCGAGGTGTTCCCCGCGTGCGAAAATGTCGCTACTGATGCTCATAGTCGAGCCCTTTCGGGTGGGATTTCGATCAGACCGGGCCTTGGGGTTTCTGCCCTTGGCTCGGTCGCTATCGCGTTGGATATCAAGCGTCGCCCAGCAGGCGAGCAACGTCGGCCATGGTCTGATGGACTTCGCGGCCTTCCCAGGAGTTGGTGCAATCGACACCCCTCTCCACGTTGAGAAGCTGGTCCAGCTTAAACTTGAGCGCGGCACGGTCAGGCGCTGGCGTATCCAACATCTTGCGCCATGCCGCAGTTTCAGCGTCGCACAGTTCGTGGGAAACGTCGTCCGGACCATGCCAGTCGTGGAAACGCTTGTGAGCCAGTTTCCACTCCGCAAGCGCCGCTTCCCAGGCCGGGGGAGCTTCTTCGGCGCTCTTGGCCCGTGAACACGGCAGCCCCGCGATGCGGCGTATGTCATCCGATATGCAAAGCATCATCTGGTCTGCTTGGCGGTCGGCGGTAAACGCGCCCTCGGATCGTCCAAGGTCGATCTTCTCGGCAACTGCCGCAAGGTCGGGCGCCGGCGTTGTGATCAACGCCACGATTGCATCATAATGCAGCGAGGTATGGGGGTCCCACCCATCCTCGGCAGCGCTCACCACCGCTGCATCAACGAGGCCTTCTTCGAGCGCCTGGCGAACGGGGGCTATGATATGCTCGCGATACCGGTCACGGACTTCGCGCGTGAATTGCTCGAAGCGCTGCGCCGTCAGGTAGGCTGCGCGTAGGGACTGGCCTTCCTCGCCCACGGCTTCCGCCAACAGGCGGCGCGCCTGCTCCAGCAACTGTTCGCGGCGATCAGCCGTCGGCACACCGCCCATGTCATAGGCGGCGACGAACTTGCGCACGAAATCGCGCGGGTTGGTCGGCACGAAATCGTGCATGTCGTGGAAGGCTGCGAGATAGGCAGCGGCTTCGATCGACCCGGAGTTGTGCGCCTCAAAGGCGGCCCAATATGTATCGATAGCGTCGGGCGTGATCGGCCCGCGCCGCTGGTTGGAATTGGCGCTCATGTTAGTGGCCCTCCCGCTCGGCAAGGTGGGCGATATCCGCTTCGATGGCCTTGATGCCGGCGCTGTCGCCGATCCGCTGCTCGCCTTGGTGGTGGATGATCGTAGCCAGCTTCTGCTGGATCGCGGATGCAGTCGTCGCGGGAGTCGCGATGACGGCTTTGACCGCAGTAGCGCGATCCTTGGTGAACTGCTCGATGCCGGTAATGTCCCGTTGCGCCAGAGCGCTCTGAAGCAGTTGCGTGCAGAGATTCATTCCCGAGACGCATAGATTGAAGCGATCGGCGCGCTGCAGAGCGACGTGATCGGCCATCGGTGTGCGCGGCCGGCCGTCAGCGAACCGCGCAAAATCGCTGTTCAGCCTGTTGTAGGCTGTTGTGACGTGTTCCAGCGCCATCCCGATCAAGGAGCGCATTTGCTCCAAGTTTTCCTGGGCGTCGATGTCGGCCGCTACCAGCGATTCCGCGTCGAGGAATTGCGCGGTGAATGTTGTCTCCACCGCGCGGACAATCGTTCGAGCCTGCGCCAAATTTTCTGAAATTGCTGCCAGAAAATCGGCGATAGGATTTAAACTGGATGTTGTTGGCGCGGCTGGGCGCGCATCTTCACCGGCTACCGACGCATGGGTCGGCGGCCCTTTGACAAAAGCCGACATTGATAATCTCCCGCGAAATGCAGGAGGTTGGCGGCAACTGGCCCGATATCCGGTGGCCGAGTTCGTTTCCCTACCTGCGCGTCAGAGTTTCAGCGGCCTGATGGCGATCGTCTCTGACGGGCAAATAGATGGCATGCGCAATTTTACGCGTCAAGCGTAATTACGGTTAAGGCGTATTTTTCTAGATTCCGAAGCACTCCGCCCATGGAATGACCCGGTGGATGTGGGCAATTCGCTCCATGGGCACGCGAAACCGGATGGGCGGATTGTACTGCTCCAAGTCAAGGAAGGTCGCCGACCGCTTGACCAGACGCTTGATCAGACCCGAGACGATCTCCCCGCCATCGTCGGCCACCAGTTGAACAACGACGTCATCCCCGATAGCGGGCGGACGCTTCGGGTCCACGAATACGGGATCACCAGCATGATAGCGTGGCTCCATCGAACTGCCGGATACAAAGACGACATAGACGGCGCGGCCGTTGGCAATGCCAGGCGGACGGCGGACATAGGCAATCACGTCGCTCATTTGGAAAATGGTCATCTCCACGGGCTCGGGGCCATCATCGCAGGTATCAAATTGTAAATCGGCAGCCAGCGCGCTGGCATATGCCGGCACGTCCTTGGGCTGGCCCCGTAGCGTCGGCGCTTCCACCACCACTAGGTTTTCGGCGGACACTGCGCTTGGACCAGGAGCGTTGCGAGACGAAGCCCCGTCGCGATCTACGCTGGGCTGTTCGGCTCGCAGTGGAACCACGTTCCCCCTCACCCAGTCGAAGCCGGTCAGTTCGTACAGTTCGGCGGCCTGTATCGGAGGATCGCCACGGCCTGCCATTGCAGCCGCAAGCCGCGTTGCAACCGGTGGCGTCAGGGGCTTGCTGTATTCCGCACTGAAATAGGCCTGGACGCTGGATGGCCCCTTCATATCCGCAGCTTTGGCGATTTCCTTGAGAGTCATTCCAGCACGCGAACGAAGCGCGATCAGTTTTGAGCCGGTGGTTTCAGTCATCCGCGATTTTCCCGTTGGTCGCCTTGCTTCATACGTTGACGGACGTACGTTTCCAACGTAATTATGCCACCTATGTCCATACGAAACGTAATCTCGAAGCTGGGCGGCATCACGGCTGTGGCGCGCGCCCTAGGCCATCGAAACGTGACAACCGTGCAAGGCTGGTGGGATCGCGAACTGATTCCGGCCCGTCGGCAACGTGATGTCCTCGACCTTGCCGCGCGCATGGGCGTGCCGCTGCTGCCGGACGAAATCATCCCCCCGGCCACGGCGGCTTTGTCTAAAATTCGTACGAAGCAAACTTTGCCTGGGTCCGCGCTCGGTGGCGCCACTGCATGAAACAGGCGGAAGCAGGCGCTGGCTTCGATTGGCGCGCCTTCGCACGTCGCGTCGTCATAGACGAAATCGATGTCGAGCCGGAGTTGTCCGTCCGCAAAGAGCGCATCCTCCACGCACACCAGCATGGCCACCTGACAGCAGACGAGGCTGAGGACTGGATCGTTCTCGGTGGGATGTCTGCGCAATGAGCCGCGAGACAAAGGCAAGTGAAGCCACCATCTGGTTTCCTTATCATATCCGCGACTTCCGCTCGGAACAATACACGCTGAATTTCGAGCAGCGCGGAATGTACATCGCCCTGATCGAACGCCTTTGGGAATGCGGTGGTGAATTGCCATCCAGCGACGGTTCCCTTGCAGCCGAGTTGGGCATCAAGCCGCGCGAGTGGGCCAAGCACAAGGCCGTGATTCTGGCTCGCTTTCTCATCGCCGAAGGGCGCATTTCACACGTTCGGATGACGGCCGAATTGGGCAAGGCGCGGTCGAACGTCGAGCAACGTCGGTTGGCTGGGATCGCATCTGCGAATGCCCGAAAAGCCAACGGGACCGCAACGGGCGTTGCAACGGAAGCGCAACGGCCGTTGAACGAGAATGCCAACGAAACGGCAACGGGAGAGCAACGGGGCGGCAACCCCGCGCGGGTGGAAGGTGCAAGGTCCTATCCAGGTAAGGAAGTTACCTCTCAGGGTAGTACTGACACGCGAGGGCCTTTCAGCGTTCGGGGGACGGCATGACCGGACTGCCCCTGTTCTCCAGCGGGACGACGGTCGCCGCCAAGCCCCTGCGCTCGTACCAGCAACGCAGCATCGACCTTTTGAGGCAGGCCATGCTGGCTGGGTCTTCAAGGATCGTGCTGGAGCTATGCACGGGCGCCGGTAAAACTCGCATCGCTGCCGAAATCGTGAAGGGCGCGCGGGCCAAGGGCAACCGGGTGGCGTTCGTGGTGCCGGCAATCTCGCTCATCGACCAGACCGTCGAGGCCTTCATCGCGGAGGGCATAACCGAAATCGGCGTGATGCAGGGCAACCACGAGATGACCCGGCACGAGATGCCGGTTCAGGTGTGCTCGGTTCAGACGTTGGCGAAGCGGGGCGTGCCCGATGTCGAACTCGTGATCGTCGATGAGTGCCATATCCAGCATGAAATCATCCGGCAGTGGATTCGGCAGTGCCCGCACGTGAAGTTCGTCGGGCTCTCGGCAACGCCGTGGGCCGTGGGCATGGCTGAGGACTGGCAGGTTCTTGTTCGCCCGGTGTCGATGCAGGAATTGATGGACCTGGGGTTCCTGTCGCCCTTCCGCGTCTTCGCGCCCAGCCATCCGGACCTTTCGGCGGTGAAGCTTGTCGCTGGCGATTACAATCAAGACCAGCTTTCCGACGTCATGAGCGATTCCGTGCTTGTCGCGGACATCGTGGAAACCTGGCTCAAGCGTGCGAACGGGCAGCCCACGCTGGTCTTTGCCGTCGATCGCGCGCACGCCGCCAAGCTGCAAGCCGAATTCCAGCGGGCTGGCGTGCCCATGGGCTACTGCGACGCGAAGGTCGATCGCGTGGAGCGCAAGGTTCTGTTCGATCGCATGGCGCGCGGCGAACTGGCTGGCATCTGCAACGTCGGCACGCTTACCACGGGAGTTGATGCGGATGTGCGGTGCGTCGTCCTCGCCCGTCCCACGCGATCGGAAATGCTGCACGTCCAGATTATCGGCAGGGCTCTGCGCACCGCGCCGGGCAAGACCGAGGCTCTGATCCTTGACCACGCGGACAACCACGCTCGCCTGGGCTTCGCCACGGACATTCGGCACGACAAGCTGCTGGATGGCAAGGCGCGCAAGAGCAGCGGACGGCCCAAAGGGGAGCCGCTGCCCAAGGAATGCGGTTCATGCAAGGCACTCAAGCCCCCGAAGGTGCGGGAATGCCCGCACTGTGGCTTTGTCGGGCAGCGCCAATCCGACCTCGAAACCGAAGAAGGCGAATTGATCGAAGTCACCCCCGGCCGCAAGCCCAAGGAGGCAAGCACGGTCGATAAGGCCAATTTCTATTCGCAAGTGCTGTGGATCGCTCGGGAGCGTCAGCGGTCGCCGGGCTGGGTCGCTCACACGTTCCGAGACAGGTTCGGCGTCTGGCCTCGCGGTGCCGCAACGCGGGTGCAACCACAACCGCCGACCGCTGAAGTGCTGTCTTTCGTCAAGGCAAAGGATATCCGGTTCGCAAAGCGCAAGGATACGCGCGGATGACAATGAAAACACCCGAACTCGTTCGCGGAAAATGGACGGGAACACTTAAATTGCTGGGGATTCCCGATAGCTTTCTTACGGGAAAGCATGGACCTTGCCCCATGTGCGGTGGAAGCGACCGCTTTCGTTACGACAACAAGGATGGGAGGGGCACGTTTTATTGCAGCCAATGCGGGGCTGGCGACGGCTTCAAGTTGATCATGCAATATTTCAACTGGGACTTCAAAACCGCTGCCCGCGAGATTGAACAAAAAATCGGGCATGTTGCTGCTGAACCTCCCAAGCGCGAAATGGACGAGAATCAGCGGGTGGATATGCTGAACCGCCTGTGGACTGGTGCGTCACCCCTGACCGGCGATGATATGGCCTCACGCTACCTTGCCGGGCGCGATGCTGTGCCGGGTAGAGCCCCTGACTGCCTGCGCTTCCATGAGCGGTGCCCGGTCCCTGGCGATGGTGGTTTCCTGCCTGCGATGCTGGCGGTTGTTGCTGGTCCGGACGGAAACCCGACTAACATTCATCGGACATTCCTCGGGTCACAAGGCAAGGCGGATATCGAGAGCCCACGGGCGATGATGCCGGGCACGCTCCCGCCTGGATCCGCTGTTCGGCTTTACCCGCTGCGGGGCGAGCGCCTGGGCGTGGCGGAAGGCATTGAAACTGCCATCCGCGCAGCGAAGCGTTTTCAGGTTCCGGTGTGGGCTGCGCTCAACTCCACCATGCTGGAAAAGTGGCTGCCGCCTGCCGGGATAGGGGAGGTGTTGGTCTTTGGCGACAACGACCACGCATTCGGTGGGCAGGCTTCAGCTTATGCTCTGGCTCATCGGCTCGTGGTGCGGAACCGGGTCAAGGCTCAGGTCCATATCCCGCAAACGCCGGGAATGGACTGGGGGGACATCGATGCAGCCTGATCTATTCAAGGTTCCCGCCCGCGTCGGCCTGGGCAACGGCAACTTCCTGGGGGATATCGCACTGGGCATTGACCGGGACGAAATGGTGCGTCGGTGGAAGCGCGGCGATTATCCCGATCTGCATCCCGAACTGGCAAAGTACGCCATGGGCGGCCGCTCGCCGCGAAGTGGAGGCGGGCAATCATGAACGTCGTCACCGGGCAATTCGGTCCGTCGCCCTATCGCAGCCTGGCGGAACTGCACGAGGCCATGCGCGGACTGATCAGCGAATGGAATGGGCGGGTATCGCTGGCGGAAGTCATCGGGCTGCTCAGGATGGTCGAACACGAACTGATCGAGGAAATGAAGGGATGATCGCGATGGTTCGTATCACCAACACCGCAGTGCTTCGCTTTCAGGAGTTCGTTGCCAACGTGTCCCAGCCGGACGCGGTGGCAGCGCTTGACACTCCCGTGATGGCGCTTGCCGCGAAGATGGGAGCCTGCGCGGTCATCCTGCCGCGCGGCCAGCGGGCCGTGATCCAAGACGGGGCTGTGGTCACTGTCTTGCCGCCACGAAAGCGCCGGCACTACGCGGCTCGCATCGCAACACGAACGACCTGGGAGGATGAAACGCTGTGAACCAGCCTGAACTTTTTGAAGTTGGTGAGAGCGTAAGCCCAGCCTCCCTGACGCCTGCCGAAGCCATCGCCTATCGCATGATCTACGATGCGGCAGAGGCTGGTGAGCCTTGCCCGATGAACATCGACATCGAAATCGAGATTGGCGCGTCGTCGTCCAGCATGGGGCCGAAGACCGTGGCGCGCCTGGAAGCCAAGGGGCTGATCCGCGTTGCCCGCCATCATCGGGCCCGGATCGTGACGATCGCAGCGACCGGCAAGGAGACTGCCTGCCCGTCCGACCAGCGCACCGATCTGCCGCGCCGTGATCGTGGGACGCATAGCGATGGGCCGTTGCTCACCGCGCTGGCTGAACTAGGCGTGCCTGAGCAGGTTGCGGACTTGATGCTCGGCGGTTTGCCTGCGCTGGGTAAGCTCGATCGGCTGCTCGACCGGGCCAAGGAATGCGTTGCCCGGCGGCGCAATGGCTATCTGTTGGGGGATCGGTGATGGCGCTCAATGAAAAGCAGGAGCGGTTCGTTCAAGAATACCTCTTGGACCTGAATGCCACTCAGGCGGCCATACGGGCGGGATACAGCGCGAAAACGGCAAAGCAGCAAGGCGGGAGGCTGTTGACGCATGTTGACGTTCTGGAGCGCCTCCAAGGGCAAATTACGGCACGTTCCGAAAAGACCGGGATTGATGCCGAATGGCGGCTGCGTCGTCTCGCGATGGAAGCTGAGGCAGATATGGCGGACCTGTATGACGAGAATGGCAAGCTCAAGCCCGTGAAAGACTGGCCGCTCATCTGGCGGCAAGGCCTGGTGGCCGGTGTCGAGACCGTGCGCGTGGGCAGCGGCGATGATGTTATGTCGTTCGTGGACAAGGTGAAGATCAGCGACCGCCTCAAGCGTCTCGAACTCATTGGACGGCACATCAACGTACAGGCGTTCAAGGACAAGCTGGAAGTGGATGCGACCGCCGACCTGAAAAAGATTTGGGCTGACATGAACGCGCGGGAGGCATCCCTTGGCGGATGAAGTGACGCCTGCGGATATCGCCCGCAAAATATTCTCTTGCCGCGCGGATCCGCTGCGCCATGCGCTGTTGGCCTTCCCATGGGGGCAAGGCGAACTGGCCGGCATGACTGGCCCTCGCCAGTGGCAGCGCGATGTGTTGCAGGAAATCGGAGCTCACCTTGCCAATCCGACAACGCGGCACGCACCGCTGCGCATCGCTCGCGCGTCGGGCCACGGGATCGGCAAATCGGCGCTGATCGGCATGATCACCAAGTGGGCGCTCGACACGATGCCCGACGCGCGTGTTGTCGTGACGGCGAACACCGAAGGCCAGTTGCTTACCAAGACCAGTCCGGAATTGGCGAAGTGGCAGCGTTTGGCGATCACTGCACCATGGTTCAAGGCCAACGCCACATCGATCGTCTCGACGCAAGCGGGCTGCGCGTCATCCTGGCGCTGCGATCTGGTTACGTGGAGCGAACACAACACGGAAGCGTTCGCCGGCCTGCACAACCAGGGCCGCCGCATTGTCCTGATCTTCGATGAAGCCTCGGGCATTGCCGACAAGGTGTGGGAAGTGGCGCTGGGCGCACTGACCGATGCCGATACGGAAATCATCTGGCTGGCGTTCGGCAACCCCACGCTGAACACGGGCGCCTTCCGCGAGTGCTTCGGCAAGCATCGCAAGTTATGGCGCACGGCGCAGATCGACAGCCGCACCGTCGAGGGCACCAACAAGGCCTATCTGCAGGAACTGTGCGACACCTACGGCGAGGACAGCGATATTGCCAAGGTGCGCGTGCGCGGCATGTTCCCGTCGGCATCGTCCATGCAATTCATCGCCCTGGGCGACGTGGAGGCAGCACAGAGCCGCGATATCCCCCATGGCCTGCCCGGTGATCCCATCGTGTTCGGCGTGGACTGTGCGCGCTTCGGAGACGACGAGAGCGTGCTTGCGATCCGCCGTGGCCGCGATGCCCGCTCGTTGCCGTGGAAGTCATGGGGCAATGTCGATGCCATGACGCTGGCCGGCGATATCGCGCTGGAAGCCGCACGCCTGCATCCCGATGCGATCTTTGTTGATGCTGGCAACATTGGCGCCGCTGTGGTCGATCGCCTGCGTCAGTTGATACCCGACACGCCCGTGATCGAGGTGTGGTTCGGTGGCAAAGGACGCGATGCAGAGCTCGAGCCTGGTGTCACCGTGCCCACCGCCGACAAGCGCGCGGAAATGTGGACGCGAATGCGGTCATGGCTGCGGTCTGGTGCGATCCCGGACAAGGAGCGGCTGCGCGATGACCTGATCGGCCCGACCTACGCCTTTGCCGCCGACGACACCCGCGTGAAGCTCGAGCGCAAGCCCGATATGAAGAAGCGCGGTCTGCCCTCGCCAGATTGGGGTGACGCGTTGGCCTGTACCTTTGCCGAACCCGTCATGCCGCGCCAGGTGCCGGGCTATCTCGATCCTGACAACTATCCCCGTGATGAGGCGGGGCGATATGGGGAATTGGACTGAGGCGCGGGATTCACGCCCCACGCCGCCCCGCATAGGCCTGTCTCCTGCATCGACAGGAGGCACCTATTTGCAGCACGCCCACCATTCCGACGCCAACCGCGCGGCAAGCCACCAAGCTGCCTGACGCAGGCGCGCCGACCAGCAGCAACGACAACAGCAACTGGCGTAAGGCTATCCTCGCCGGCATGGTGACATCGCCGCAAGGTGTGCTGGGCTCGCCCACGACCAGCAAGGCAACGCTCGGCTGATGGCAGACCGGCCCACCCTCTCGGCCCATGTGCAGGCTGGGCCGCTGGACGATGATCGAGCCCGTGCGATCCGCAAGCACTGCGAGATGCGCCTTGGCCAACTGAAATCGATCCGCAGAGATTACGAGCAGGAGGCAGAGCAGATTGCCCGCTTCGCTCAGCCTGCGCGCTCTCGATTCCTGTCCAACAGCAAGGACCAGAACAGCGGCCGGCGCCGCATGTGGAACAAGACGCTGTTCGATCCGCACGGCATCGAGGCATTTCGCACGCTCACCAATGGCATGACGTCTGGCCTGTCGAGCGCCTCGCGCCCATGGTTCACGCTCAAGACCGCAGATGATGCGATGATGGACGAGCCTGGCGTGCGTGACTGGCTGAGCGAAGTCGAGCGCCGCATGTACACGTTCTTTGCGCGGACCAACTTCTACGGCGCAGTGAAGGCCGGCTATGGCGAGATGGGCCTGTTCGGCACCGAGGCCTGCGTGATGGTCGAGCATTGGCAGGCCGGCGCCGTCTGCCATCCCCTGACGTTCGGTGAATACTGGATCGCGATGTCCGACGCTATGGTGCCGGATACGCTCTATCGGCTGTGTTCCATGAGCGTGAAGCAGGCCGTGGACACGTTTGGCGATGCTGTCTCGCGTCCTGTGCGGGCGATGTACGATAGCAGTCAATACGACAAGTCCGTCGAAATCTACCACGCCATCGAACCCGATCCCGACCATCAGCCCGGACGTTTGGGCGCAAAGCCATGGCGCAGTGTCTATTGGGAAACCGGCGGCAAGGCTGGCTCGGTGCTCAAGGTATCGGGCTATGCGGACCAGCCATTCTGGGCGCCGCGCTGGGATGTGGTGGGCGGTGATACTTACGGCGTGTCGCCCGGCATGGAGGCACTGCCGGCCCTGCGCGAATTGCAGATGCAGTCGAAGCGCCGGAACGAAGCGATCGATGCCATGGTCAAGCCCGAGAAGATCGTGCCGCCTGGCGTGCGTCTGACCGGGGAGCCTGGGCGCACCGTCACCGCATCCGGCGTGGACAAGGATGGCGTACTGATCCCGTACCAGATGCCCTATCAGGCTGTGGCCGCGATCGGTGGTGAGATCGACAAGTGCAAGCAGCAGATCGACGGATTGAGCTTTGCCGACCTGTTCAACGCGATCACCAACATGCGCGGCGTGCAGCCCCGCAACATGGAAGAGATCGCGGCCCGCAATGAGGAAAAGCTGACCCAGCTTGGCCCGGTGATCGAGCGCGTCGGCAACGAGAAGCTGGAAGTGGCGATCGACCGCGCGTTCGGCATCATGAGCCGGGGCGGGATGCTGCCGCCAGTACCCGAAGCTATCGGCGGGATGCAAATCAACGTCGAGTTTGTCTCGATCCTGCAGCAGATGCAGCGCATGGTCGGCATCGGCCAGATTGAGCGTGTGGTGGGCTTTGTTGGCAACCTTGCCGCTGCGCATCCTGAGGCTCTGGACAAGATCGACTTTGACGAAGCGATCGATGAATACGGCTATCGCGCCGGCACGCCCGCCAAGTTGATCCGCACGGCCGATCAGGTGTCTGATATCCGCAACCAGCGCGCACAGGAACGGCAAGCCCAACAGGCCGCAGCGATGGCGCCGGTTGCCAAGGACGGTGCAGCGGCGGCCGAATTGCTCTCCCGCACCGATGTTGGCGGTGGGCAAAGCCTCCTGAACCGGATGCTGCCTGCATGAGCCGGCCAGACCTTACCCAGAAATATAACACACCGCTTTCTCCGCAGGAGGAGGCGAGGTTTCAGACGTGGGCCAAAGCTCACAATCGCCAGGCCGACACGTTCGATTATGACTTGCGTGGAGCATGGAAGGCAGATGCCAAGGCCGCATCGAATGGCCATCTGCCCGACACGTGGAAGAAGCCCAATCATCCCACTTTCAGCGACGAAAGCCAATATTCGAACGCGCAGATGCCAGGTGGTCAATGGGTAGAGGGCAAGAAGGGCAAGTGGCAATTCAAGGCATCTGACTGGAACATCAAAAACCTTGGCGTCAAAGGCTTGCAGCAATACTTCCAGCAGGTTGAACCTGACGCGGCATTGATCCTGCCTCTCGCCAATCGCCTCTATCCCAACGATGGTGGCCAATGACGCAGGAGCAGCGCGATGCGGAGTTTCTGCTCTCCCGCCCCGAGTTCCTGCGCTTCCTGAGTGCTGCGATTCACGCCGCTGGAATCGTCGGGCAGCAAGTCGGAGCCGATGGGCATTTGACGCGCGATCTCAGCTTTCTTGAGGGGCGCCGCAGCCTGGGGTTCGATTTGCTGCACATGGCCCATGCTGGCCAGCCCGAGCCGATCCGCGCCAGCGACACGCAGGCCCTGACGACACTCACCGCAGCGCTTCGCCAAACTCTCAACCCGCAGGATACCGCAAATGACCGACGCCGCACCCGCACAGATCGATACGCCGACCTCCCCGACGCCGACCCCGACGCCTGATGCCGCACCCGTTGCGCCGGCTGCTGAAACGTCGGTGCTGGGTGGTGATCTGTCCGCTGATCCTGCGCAAAAAGCGCCCGAGGCTCCGGCTCAAGCCGATCCGGCCGCGCCCGCAGCCGACACGCCTCTCGTGCCGGAAAAGTACGAGCTGGCTCTGGAAGGCCTGACGCTCGATCCCACGCTGGTTGAGGCGGCTGATCCCGTGTTCCGCGAAATGGGCCTGACGAACGAGCAGGCCGGCAAGCTGCTGCCCTTGGCCCAGCAGGTGCAGGAACGCACCACTCAGGCCCTGATCCAGCAACTGACCGATGGCGCCGCCGCGCAGAAGAAGGAATGGCATGACGCATTCATGGCCGATCCTGAAATTGGCGGCGCGCGTGCGGAAGAAACCGGGCACATCGCGGGCCGTGGCCTGGATGCTTTGGGTTTCCCCGAAGGCCACCCCTTCCGCAAGGCCCTGACCGAATCCGGCTTTGGCAACCATCCCGATATGATCCGCGCATTCCGCGCAGTCGGGCAGATGGTTGGCGAAGACGGCACTTTCGCGCGCGCTGGCGCCGGAAGCGACAACCGCCCCGCCTGGGAGCGGCTCTACCCCAACGACGTCCAGCGATAAGGAAACGCTACCATGGCAGTACTCGGCCAGTCCTATTGGAACCTCATCGACGTCCTCAAGTCCGGCAGTGACGGCATTGGCGACGTGGTCGAGGCCCTGACCCAACTGACGCCCTTCATGAAGGACGCCAATGTCATTACCTGCAACAGCGGCACGGCGCACCGCACGTCGATCCGCACCGGCCTGCCCAGCGTTTCGTGGGGCGCGCTCTATCAGGGTATTGCCCAGTCCAAGGGCAACTACACCGAAGTGCAGGACACGACCGGCTTTGTCGAAGGCCTGTCCTCGGTGGACGAACGCCTGCTCAACCTCAAGCCTGCCCAGGCCGCCAAGCTGCGCCTGATGGAAGGCCAGGGCTTCCTCGAATCCATTGCTCAGACCCTCGACAGCGCGATCTGGTATTCCGACGTCAAGGTCAACGGCAAGCAGTTCCACGGCCTGGCGCCGCGTTACAACTCGCTGTCGAACGTGAACGTGATCAACGGCGGTGGTTCGGGCAGCGACAACATGTCGATCTGGTTCGTCACGCACGGCGACATGCAGACCTCGATCATCACGCCCGAGAATATCCCGGCCGGCGTGCAGCGCGAGGACATGGGCCGCCAGCGCGTGCTCGATGGCAACGGCAATCCCTACTACGTGAAGGAAGAGAAGTTCACGCAGCATGTGGGTCTGTGCGTGCGTGATTGGCGCTTCAACGCGCGCGTTGCCAACATCGACGTGTCCGACGTGATCGCCGGCACCGTCGCCATCAATCCGCTGATGCGCAAGGCGTACTACAAGCTGCAGGGCCGGCGCGCCTACAAGATGGAGCGCGAAGGCCAGATCAGCCCCGGCCGTACCGTCATCTACATGAACAAAACCGCGCTCGAAGCGCTCGATGCAGAAGCGACCAACGGCCGCAGCGGCGTGGACAACTTCGTGCGCCTCCAGCCCATGGAAATTCAGGGCGAGGAAGTGATGACCTGGCGCGGCATGCCGATCCGGGAAACCGATGCTCTGCTCCCCACCGAAACGGTGGTCTCGTAACTGCTCAACCGGGCCGGGGGTGACCTCGGCCCCACACAAGGAATCGTCACATGATCTTCGATAATTCCCTCCTTCTGAGCAGCGCGCAGGCCATCACTGCTTCGGCTGCATCGACCAACGTCATCGACCTGGGCACCACCGGTACGCCGTTCGGTTCGTCCGTGGCTCTCACGCGCGACATCGGGCGTGGTGAGGAAGTCGATCTTTCCGTGGCTATCGTGGCCACGTTCAACAACCTCACGTCACTGACCGTCGCCGTGCAGACCTCGCCCGACAACTCGACCTGGACGACCAAGTATTCGGGCCGCGTGGTGCCGCTGGCCGAACTTGTGGCTGGCTTCCAGTTCAAGTTCCCTTGCTGCTTCGACGAAGGCACGGATGAGCGCTATGTGCGGCTCTTCTACACGGTGGCCGGAACCGCGCCTTCCACTGGCAGCGTCACGGCCGGTCCGGTCGCAAGCCGTCAGACCAATAACAGTTATGGAGGGCGTTAATCATGGCGCGCTATAAGAGCGATCAGCCGGTCTATCTCAGCAATGAGGGCCGCTATATCCAGCCCGGTGAGGAATTTTCCGGCGATCATGTGCCGGGCTCGACCTGGGAGCCGCTGGACGACGACGCCAAGGCCGCAATTGCCGCCCGCGACAAAGCCAAGGACGATGCGCCGTCCAAGCGTGGGCGCAAGCCTGCCGTGGCGGACGACGACGCCAAGTCGGCAGGCTGACTGGCTCGGCACGAATGACGGAAGGGCTCGGGGGAAACCTCGGGCCTTTTTTGTTGGGATTCACCGCGCCGGATAGCAGACATAGGTTCGCGCCATGGCTGCTCTTATCGATCTTTGTAACCGTGCCCTGGCCCAAATTGCGGCCGGCCAGATTGCCGACTTTACCGAAGGCAGTATCGAGGCGCGGGAGGTATCGCGCTTTGCCTCGCCATTGCTTCTGGAGGTTGCCGACTGGACGGAATGGCCGTGGATGATCAAGCGGCAGGCGCTGGCATCGGTGGCCAATGATCGCCCAGCTGAATGGCTCTATGCCTATGCCGAGCCGTCAGACCTTGCCCAGCCCCTCGCCATCCGTCAGATTGAGGATGACGCCACTGATCTACCGATCGCGGGGCCCTATCCCTTCCCATATCAGGACACGATGCCGCTGGCCTACCTCCACGAGGGCGGCCGCATCTATGCCAACGTGCCCACGGCCACGCTGGTCTATGCCAAGAACACCATGGAGGCGGGCGACATGCCGGCGCTGGTGGCTCGAGCGTTCGAACTTGAACTGGCTGCGCGCATCGCCCTGCCGATCAAGAAAGATGCCCGTGTCGCACAGGTGCTGCAACAGCAGGCAGAGACTGCGCGCGCTCGAGCCATCGCAGGCGAGGAGAACAAGCGGGTGCATCGCCCGGCTCGCTATGCCAGCGATGCTGAGTATGCCCGCGCCGGAATCGGTGATTCCGTATGAGCGTGCGTGTTCCGCAAATCAATTTCAGCCGTGGTGAACTCGGTCCGCAGCTTTATGGCCGGTTCGATGTCGATGCCTATCAATCGGCTCTGCGCCAGGCGCGCAACGTGATCGTGCTCAAGTATGGCGGGATCACCAAGCGGCCCGGCACGCGCCTGGTTGCCGAAGTGCTGGATTCCAGCAAGCCCGGACGCCTCGTGCCGTTCCAGTTTTCGCTCACGCAGACCTATGCCCTGGAAATGGGCCAAGGGTACATGGCGCCGTGCGCGAATGGCGGCCGCATCCTTGAGGAAGAACTGGCGATCACCGGAATTTCCAACGCGGCACAGGCGGTGGTGACGGTGGCCTATCATGGGCTTTCCGTGGGTGATTGGTGGTATTTCGATGGCGTCAAGGACGGCTTGGGTGCGTTCCTCAACGGACGTTCGTTCAAGGTCGTGTCGGTCGTGGATGACAACCACTTTGCCGTGGCGGTCGATACCTCGGGCGCTCCTGCTTTCACCGGATGCGATGGCGGGATCACACGCAGCGCGCCGCCCACGATCCCGACGCCACCTGTCGTCCCTCCTGTCGTTACCCCGCCCACGCCGCCTATCACGGGTGGCGGCGGTGGTGGTGGTTTCGGATCCATTCGGAGGTTGCCGGCCTGATGGGTGGATATCGCATCTACAAGGTCGGATCGCCCTACAACGGTGAGGAACTGGCTGAACTCGATTTCGAGCAGACCGCCGACACCATGTACCTTGCGCACATCGACCATGCGCCGGGAAAGTTGGTGCGTGCCGGCCATACTGACTGGTCGTTCAGCACCCTGACGTTCGGCCCCACGATTACCGCACCCACCAGTTGCACGGCCGTGGCGACTATCGACAACATCGACCAGGATGGCGGGAACACGGGCGGAAACTATTTCCCGCAGCCGGCCAGCTACTGCATCACGGCCTATAACGATGATACCGGCATGGAGAGCCGTGCCAGTCCGTCTGCCACATGCACCAACGATCTGCTGCTACGGCAGAATTACAACACGATCAGTTGGCCGGCTGTGTCTGGCGCATCCCGATACAAGGTCTACAAGGCCGACAATTCGCAGTTCTTCGGGTATATCGGCACCACGCAGGACACGACGTTCCGCGACGACAATATCGCGGCTGCACTGGATCAGTCCCCGCCCCGCGCGAACAATCCCTTTGCTGCTGCCGGCGACTATCCATCCACCGTGACGCTGTTCGAGCAGCGGGCAATGTGGGCGCGCACCACGAATGTGCCGCATGGGGTGTGGGGCACGCGATCGGGCCAACTGGAAAACATGGACCGCTCGCGACCGGCAGTGGCAAGTGATGCCCTGTCGTTCTCGATCATGGCGGGCCGGGTCAACTCGGTGAACCACCTGGTGACGACTACCAGCCTGCTGGCGCTGACATCGGACAGCGTGTTCCACATCGACGGTGACGGCAAAGGCGGGGTGCTTGATGCAACCACGCCGCCGGCCACACGGCGCCAGATCGGGCGCGGATCGTCGCGCCTGCCTGCCCTGGTTGTCGATAGCGTGGTGTTCTATCAGCCCAGCGTTGGGCAGTCGGTCCGCACGATCGGATATGACTTCACGATCGATGGCCTGAAATCCAATGATATCTCGATCTACTCGCCGCACTTTTTCGAGGGCATGAGCATCGTTTCGTGGTGCTATGCGCAAGAGCCGCGCAGCGTGGTATGGGCGGTGCGCGATGATGGCAAGCTGCTGTGCTTCACCTGGGAGCAGGAACAGAACGTGTGGGGCTGGACCCTGTGCGAAACCGATGGCGATGTCGTATCGGTCTGCTGCATCGCAGAGGATGGCGAGGATCGCGTTTACCTGATGGTTGATCGCCAGGTACAAGGTGTCACCCGGCGTTTTGTCGAGCGCATGGTGAGCCATCGCTGGTCGGACGTGAAGGAATGCTGCTTCCTCGACTGCGCCGTGTCGGGAACGTTCGAGGATGAGCAGACCACGTTCACAGGGCTCTGGCATCTGGAAGGCCGCACCGATGTGGCCGGTCTGGTTGATGGCAAGGCGATCTCTGGCCTGACGGTGACAAACGGGACGATCACGCTTCCCGATGACTTCGGCGGCGGCCGGGTGGCAAGCTTTGGCATTCCCTATGAGGTCAACGTCGAGACGCTGCCTCTGCGGATCAATTCGCCTGGTACGGGATCGAATGTTGGCCGCGTGCACTCGACTGGCGAAGTGGTGATCCAGCTGTCCAACACACGGCAGATCAAGGCCGGCATCGATTCGGCCAACCTGTTTCCGCTCAAGTCGCGCACGGCAGAAGCCTATGCCAGCCCTGACGCGCTGATGAATGGGCAATACACGATCACGATGGCGAACAAGGCCAAGGACGAATGCACGGTGTGGATTCAGCAGACTGCGCCGCTGCCTTTCACCATGCTTGGCATCGCGCAGGACCCCGAGATTTACGGGTGATCGGCACGGACATCCGGATTGTTCCTGCTGAAATGCGCCATGTCGGCTATCTCGCTCGGCACATGCGCACGATCGATCAGCTGGAATGCCGGGCAATGGGCCGCGAACCAAAGCAGGCTCTGCGCACCGGGATAGCTGCCAGCGCCAAGTGCTGGACTGCACTTCTGGATGGCCGTCCGCACGCGATGTTCGGCGTGGTCGTTGAAAGCATCCTCACGGGTGAGGCGGTGCCCTGGTTCCTGGGAACGGATGAAGTCTACCGCCACCCGCGCGAAATGTTGAAGTGGGGGCCCGGCATCATCGAGCGGCTGCACGATTCACGCCACACGCTGCGAAACCTAGTTTCCGCGCAGAATGGCCAGGCTATCCGGTTGCTGAAACGCTGGGGCTTCACTGTCGAAGACAAGGAACAGGACGTGCGCGGGGTGATGTTTCGCCAGTTTTCCAAGGAGCCTTGCTGATGTGCGGCCCCGCTGCTCTACCCATCGCCGCCGCCGCACTAGCGGTTGGCGCCAGCGCCATGAAGACGATCAGCGCGGTGCAGCAGGCCAATATGCAGGCCAGGGTTGCAGACGCCAACGCCAACTATGAGCGCGAGGCCGCCCGGCAGGATCAGGAAAACACGCAGCAGACCGCGCTCAAGCAGTATCGCGAGATTGCTCGCGTGAAGGGGCAGCAGCGGGTTGCCGCAGCAGCCAATGGCGTCGGGCTGGATTTCGGTACGGCAGCTGATGTGGTGGCCGATACCGATATGCTTGGCCGGCAGGATATCGCCAACATCTACCGCCAGGGTGACAACACGCTGCGCGGCCACGACATAAATGTGTCGAACTACATGGGGCAGGCCAATGCGGCGCGCGCTGCCAAGACGAATGCGATCATTGGCGGCGTGTTCGATGTGGGCTCGAGCGTGTTGGGAGCAGCCAGCCAGTTTGGGCCTGCAAAAGCGAAGTTTGGCATTTCCCAGTCGGACTGGAGCACGATGTCGTCGGACGCCTCCAAGGCCGGCAAGAGGGCTTATTCCATGATGAGCGGTTACTGATGCCTCGCGCCCCTGAATATCAGCAAGCCACGGTCGGGGTTGCGCCGGTCAGTGCACGGCTCCAAGCGCCGGCAGAGGTCGGCAATGGGCTGGCCTATGGGCTTGAGCGTGTAAGCCAGACGCTGAGCCAGATCGACCAGTTGAATGCCCAGCACGATGACACCGTGGCGCGGCAACAGGTGCTGGCGCTGACGCCCGATGTCACGAATTTGGTTGCCCAGTTCAAGGCGCAACAGAGTGGCAATGCCGTCGATGGCCTGTCAGCCGCGCAAAAGTCGTTGGATGACGTGCGAAAGCAAGGGCTCAACAGCCTGACAAGTCCTCGTGCGCAACGCATTTTCCAGCAGCATTTCGGCACGCTGTATGCCTCGGCGCAGGGTGAACTCAACGGGCATGCCATTCAACAGGCTGGTGTGCAGCGCGACCAAATGCACATGGGCGAGTTGCAGCAGGCTCAGGATGCCGCGTCCGGCCTGTATGGGAACGCCGACGATCTGAAGGCTGGCGTGGGCGTCGTTGGGGAAAAGGCCCAGGCGCTCGCCGCTTTTCGCGGCATGACCGGCGCGGCGGCCAACGAGTTCATCAAGCAACAGCAGGGCGTCGTCTACGCCACGGCAATCAACACGCTGGTGAAGGACAAAAAGGTTGATCTCGCCGCCACGATCTATGACGCGCATCACGACGAAATGACGTTCGAGCAACGGAACGTGGCGCTCGATGCTCTGCGCGAGCCAATGCGGAAGCGTGTTACTGCCAATCGCTTCATGGAAATTTCTGCCGGCCTTACTGGGGCTCATCCTGCGCCACCAGCAACCCAAGACCAGGCCAGTGCCCCGGCCCAAATGCCGGTGGCGAATGGTCACATAACTAACACGTTCGAGCAGCATAAAGAGCGGGGCTCAGCCGGGCTCGATATCGGGGCAGCGCTGGGCGCCGCAATCCACCCGATTGCAGGCGGAACGGTCGAGGCCGTTACACAGGACGCTCGTTCTGGTCGCTGGGTTGCAGTGAAGCACCCCGATGGCACCACATCAACCTATGCTCACATGGGCAACCAGTCGGTGAAGGTGGGCGATGTGGTGGCACCTGACACGGTGCTGGGCACGGTGGGGATGACGGGCCATACGACCGGGCCCCATGTTCATCTGCGCGTGCGGGATGCTCATGGTGCCGATCTGGATCCGCAAAAGGTAATTGGCGGGAGCGTTGACCGCGCCACGGTCGTTGGTTCGCCCCAAACACCTCGAAATTGGGATCAGGGCGCTATCATCACGGCAATCGACAAGCGCGACGATTGGTCATTTGAGGAAAAAGAGGAAGTGAAGGCATTCGCTCGCGAGCACATGGCTCAAGACGAAGCTGCCCTTGCCGACCAATACGGCGACGCGGCCGACAATCTGCACCAGTGGATCGGTAACTATCAGGCCAGCCATAACGGTGAAGACCCTCCGCCCGACGCTATCCCGCCGAACATCGCGGGCAAAGTGAACCCCGCGCTACTCGCAGAAATGCGCGGCAATCTGGCAAAAGGGCAAAAGGCCAAGTATGACGCTGCGGTCAAAAAGGAGCAGGAAAACACCGCTTTGGCGCTCAAGCTCCAGTCCTATCTGGAGCCGGACAAGTTCGCGCAGACCGATCTGCGGAAGTACCAGGGACTGGTGCCGTTTTCCGACCTGAGCAGCCTTGCGGAAGAACAGGCCAAGCGGCGCGCATCGGCCCGTCAATGGTCATCGGCGGACGCGTCCGCGTCTGCGCTGGCGACATTCGAGCGCCGCAACCCCGGACTGCTGCCCAGCAACCCTGGCGTGAAGCATCCTGACGAGATGGTGGCCCATAATCGCCAGCGTCTGGCCATCTTGGACACGGTGGCGCAGTTCGCCGACGGGATCGCCGCCAAGGGCACGATACCCACGGAAGCCCAGTTGCAACAGGCCGTCACGCAGGCGACGAAGCAGATCCGGTTAGCGAACGGGAACGTGGGCCACCTCTACGATATCCAGTTCAGCAATCTGACGCCGCAGACCGTGCAGACCATCCGCAACAACCTGCGCCTGCGCGGCGTGAAAAACGTCACGGATGACGACGTGGTGCGCGAGTATCGCCGGACTGCTCGGGATTCACAGGGGAACTAGCGCTCATAGGGTCGGTCAATGGCTGGCCCTATCGATCCCTTCGACTATGCGGAACAATTCAACCCGGCGAACATCACGACGGGTAGTCCTGGCGCCGACGCGATCAAGCGCCAGCGCACGGACCAGATTCGTTTCGACATCCTCAGTTCAACGCAGGCCCCGGACCAAATGGCGCGTATGGTCCGCACTGCGCGCGACCTCGGGACGCTGCCCGCCGATGTCGAGGACTCGATCGATGATGCTGAAAGGGCGCTACGCGCGAATAATTTCGGCAAGCTCATCGATCAGCATCCAACTATCGGCCAATGGGCAGCAGGCGATCCGCGTGGCGCGGTAGCAGCTTCCGATGATACCAGGAGCCTGGGTATTCTCGGCAGCGCATGGGGTATGCTCAAGCAGAGCTATAACCCCGTATTGGCCTTTGCGGCCGGCGTGGACGCTTTTGACCGGCAGGATGTAGGCAGCCGTCCGTCTGGCACTCCAGCCCCGTTGCTTATGGCTCTCACCGCGTCGCTGATGGGCGATCAGGAGGCGACGCAGGCCTTGCCCAGTCCTCGGCGCGCTGGTGGGGCCTTGCTCGCTGGCACCGCTCAAATGGGCCGCATGGTAACGACCGTTCCCGCCTGGGGCTGGGACGTGATGGGCGTGCCGCAGGCTTACAATCTCCCGCGCATGGCCGACAAGGGACTTGAGAACGCTGCGAACTATGTGCGCCCGCAAGGTGGGGCGTGGGTTGAGCAGCAGGTACTTGGCGGCGTCGAGAACGTGCCCACGACGGTGGCGACCATGCTGGGCGGCATTGGCCTGCGCGCGGCGGGGCTTTCATCGCGTGCCGCGACAATTGCATCCATTTTGGTCCCATCTGCCCAACAAGGCGGCGAAAGCTATTTCCGTGCGCGTGATCAGGGCGTCGGCCGGGCGGTTGCAAGCGTCTATGGCATTCTCGATACCGCAGCCGAAGCGGGCGGCGAATACCTGGGGCAAAAGGCCTTTCTCGATAGCAGCGGGTCGGGCCGCAACATTCTCTCGCGCTATATCCGTTCGCAGATTCCCGACTTGCTCGGCGAAGAAGCCACCACGCTGGCCGAAGACACTACGGCATGGCTGTTCCTGCCGTCCAACAAGGATAAGACCCTTGGTGATCTGGCGACGCAGTTGCCGGGCGATCTCGCGGGAACGGCCATCCAGACTCTGATTGGCGGCGGTCTCTCGCATGTCACCATCTCGACGCTGGAACACACCCTCGGCATGGCTGCGTCCCAGCAGCGCGAGGCCGTCGGCCAGCAACTGGGGCAGCGCGCGGCGGCGGCCATACAGGCATTTCAGGATGGCCACGCGCTCAACCTGATGGCCAAGGCGGCGGAAGGCTCGACGCTGCGCCAGCGTGATCCCGAAGCCTATGCCGATTTGCTGCGGGTCGCGAGCGAGAACGGCCATATCCCGCCACAGGTCTATGTGCCGGCCGATGCGATCACGGCTTACCAGCAGTCGGACAGCTACGACCAGTTCGATGATCCCTTTGCGGATTATCAGGGCCAGATTGCCGAAGCGCAGGCGACGGGCGGCGACGTGGTGCTGCCATCGGATTTCGCGCTCACCGCATTGCCCGGAACCTCGGCCTGGGCAGCGATCAAGGACGATATCCGCCTGCGCCCGGGCGGCATGTCTCTGCGGGAAGCACAGGCATTTCAGGAAAACGCCGACGCGGAAATCAAGCAGGTATCGGAGCGCGTTGGCCAGCAGGACAGCGCCGCCGCTGCCGAACAGGATCAGCGCGCCGCCATGGTCGAGGCGCGCACGCAAGAACTGCAGAACGCCGGTTTCACGCCGCGCATGGCTGGCATCTACGCGGAACTGGACGTTTTGCGGGCGGCGGTGCGCGCCGAACGCAATGGCAGGCCGCTCGATCCCAAGGATTTCGGTTCAACGATTCGTGCTGTGCTGCCGGAGAGCCTTGCGGAAATCCAGCGCGCCGACCAGTGGGACACCGTGATCCATGCCATGCGCAAGCGCGCGTCGGCTGAAATCCCACAGGGCAAGACCCTGCTGGAATGGATCAACGATCGCGGCGGCATCAACGATGTGGGTGGCGACCTCAAGGCCATGGGGCTGGATCGCTGGCACATGAACGACAAGGGCAAGAAGCCCGTGCCAATCAAGGGCCGGCGCAAGCTGATCCGCAATTACGATCCGCGCCAGACCGAAGTGGGCACGTTGTCGGGCAACGGTGAGTATGGCCTTGATACCACGCTGTCGTCCGCAATCGATGCTGGCTATTTCCCCGAATTGCAGGCGGCGCAGTTTGAGTCCGGGCCAAGCGCGATCGACCAGAACACGCTGCTGGACGCCATCCGGGAGGAACTGGCGGGCAAGCCCCGCTATGCCGAAGCGCCGAAAATCGACCCGGCACGCGCGGCGGCTGATGATCTGCGTGCGATGCTGGAAGCAAACGGGCGTGATCCCGACGGTATGAAGGATGCTGAAATCCGCGCTGCAATCAGCGAATACACGTCTGGCGCGCCGGACCAGGGGTATGAGCAATCCTCCGATCCGATCGTAGAAGTGCATGGCGATGAGATTGCGCCGGAAAGCCTGCATGGGGCCGATCTGCGCAAGGCCGTAGTCGATTGGTACAAGGAGCATCTACAGGGCACGCGCGTCCTGTCGGCGGCACTCAACCATGATGTCGTCTTTGCCCGCCCCGCCAAGATGAAGGCCTTTTCAAGCGACGAACAGAAGCTACGCGCCGTCGCCGTGCTGCCGGAGATTATCAAGCGCGGGGAACTGGTTTCTAGCGCGCCGCCCTATGATCCATCCCGCGAGCCCACGATCAAGGCCTATCATCGCCTGCGCGCCACCATCACGATCGGTGGGCAGCCCAAGATTGTGGACGTGACAATCCGCGAGGCGAACAATGGCACCTTCTATTACGATCATGTCTTGCCGGAGAATAATACTGCCCGGAACCCGGAGTCACCCGGCTACAAATCCGGAACTGGAGAACCGGGCAGCTATGAGCAATCTAGCAAAAGCGGCGATGATTTCAATATGTCGGTCGGCGCCGTTTCGCAGGGGCCGCGCGGGCGCTTCATCCCTGGCAAGAACGGGCGCGGCGGCATCATCGAACTGTTCCAAAGCCGAAACCCTTCGACGCTGATCCACGAATTCGGGCACCAGTGGCTGGAGGAATTGCGCGCCGACGCCGCGCACCCGGAAGCCAGCGAGCAGTTGCGTGCCGATTGGGATACGGTCAAGGCGTGGTTTTCCTCTCTCGGTCATCCGCTGGCCGATGACGACACGATCCCGGTGGAGGCGCACGAATACTGGGCGCGCGGCGTCGAGCGCTACCTGATGGAGGGCAAGGCACCGTCTACTGGTCTGGCTCGCCTGTTCGAAACCGTGCGCGGCTGGATGCTATCGATCTACCGCAAGGTTGATGCCCTACGCGCGCCGATCAGCCCGGAAATCCGAGAGGTGATGGAGCGGCTGCTCGCCACCGATGATGAGATCGCAGCACAGCGGAACGCGCTGGCGATGCAGCCGGCAATTACCGACCCTAAGGCCATGGGTATGTCGGGCGCTGAATTCGGCGCTTATACCCAGCTTGCCCAAGGTGCACGCGATCAGGCCAATGCCGATCTGCTGGCCAAGACCATGGCGTCGATCCGCCGGCAGCGTACGAAGGCCTGGAACGACGAACGCGCCGTGGTGCGCGCCGATGAGGCCCAGCGGCTTGATGCTGCCCCGCTGCTGAAATCGCTGCGCCTGATGCGCGAAACGCCGATCGACCGTGAATGGCTGGAGGATCGGTTTGGGCGCGACGTACTGGATCTGTTGCCGCGCCAGGTTCCTCCACTCCACAAGGCTGGCGGCGTGAACCCCGATGCCCTGGCTGAAATGGCAGGCTTCGATAGCGCGCAACAGATGATCGAGGTATTGATTGGTGCCCAGCGCCAGCATCTCGCCGCCAAGGAAAGTGGGGACGAGCGCGGCCTGCGTCAGCGCATGATCGACAATGCTGCCGACGAGGAAATGCGCCGGGCCCACGGTGACGATCCGTTGAACGATGGCAGCATCGAGGAGGAGGCGATTACCGCCGTCAACAACGACCTGGCCGGCGATCTGCTGGCCACCGAACTGCGCTATCTCGGCCGGCGCACCGGGAAGCAGGCCACGCCGTACCAAGTCGCCCGTGCCTGGGCACGTCAGACGGTGCGCGGCGGGGTAATCGTGGAGCAGGCCAGCCTGGCGGCAATCCAGCGCCATACCAAGGCCGTGGCGAAAGCTGGGCGCGAGGCTGAAAAGGCGATCCTGGCTGGCAAGATGGATGAGGCATTCACGGCCAAGCAGCGGCAGATGCTTTCGTCTGCGCTGCTGTCCGAAGCAAAGGCGGCCTATGACGAGGTGACGCGCGCGCATGATCGCCTAGCCAAGATCGCTGACAAAAAGACCATGAAATCGGTCGATCAGGACTATCTCGAACAGGCGCACGCCTTGCTCGATGCAGTGCAGATGGGGCCGCGTTCGCAGAAGTCTATCGAGCGTCAGGGCAAGTGGGAGGCATGGGCGGCGCAACAAGAGGCCGGTGGGCCAGAAATCGTCGTGCCGCGTAGCTTTGAGGCCACTATTCGCGGCACGCATTGGTCGCGCCTGACGGTCGAGAACCTGCTGGGGCTGGACGATGCCGTGGAGCAGGTCATGCACCTGGGCCGACTCAAGCAGGAATTGCTCGACAATGGCGAGCGGCGAAAATGGAGCGACATTGAAGCAGAGGCTGAACAGGCGGCGTCGAACATTGCGGGCGCACCGCCGCGCGACCTGACCGACCCCTCGGTGCTAGAGGCGATCAAGGCCAATGCCCTGGCGCTTGATGCCTCGTTGCTCAAGCTGGAAACCGTGTTCGACTGGCTCGACGGCGGCGACCCCAACGGCGTGTTCAACCGCATCGCATTCCGGCCGATCGCCGAAGCGCAGGACCGCGAAAACGCGATGCTGGCCGATTACTATGGCCGGATCAAAGCGCTGTTCGAGGCGGTGCCGGCCGAGGACGCGGCACGCTGGCGCGACAAGCTGGAAATGCCTTGGACCGATGTGGCCACCGGCCGGCCGATGCGCCTTGAGCGCTCCAAGGTTGTCGCTATGGCGCTGAACATCGGCAACGCCGGCAACTTCCAACGCCTGGCTGATGGCTACCGGATCAATCCTGGCGCGATTGAGGCCTATCTCAACGACACGCTGACGGCCGGCGAGTGGCAGTTCGTGCAGGGCGTGTGGGACACGATCGGCACGCTATGGCCATCGATAGAGCAACTGGAGCGGCGCGTTAACGGCGTAGCGCCTGAAAAGGTCGAGCCGCGCGCATTCGATACACCCCACGGCCCGATGCGTGGTGGCTATTACCCTGCGATCTACGACACGAGCCGGGATTACCGCGCGGAGGAGCGCGGCGGCAAGGAAAGCGATCTGCTGGGTACGAACTACACACGCGCCACCACGCGCGCGCGGGCCACCAAGGAGCGCGCTGAAAAGGTGACGGCGCCGATGTTGCTGGACCTGGGCGTGATCAACCGACATCTGGGCGAAGTGATCCACGACATCACGCACCGCGAGGCCGTGATTCAGGCCAATCGCTTCCTTACCAGCGAACGGGTCTCCCGCGCGGTTGATGCGGCTCTCGGACCTGAAATTCGCAAGCAATTCCGACCGTGGGTGAAGTTCGTCGCCAATAGCTGGGCGATGGAACGCGCCGGCAACGAAGGGGCCGGAAAGTGGATGGGTAAGCTGCGGGCGAATGTCACGGTGACTGGCATGGCAATGCGCGCGACCACAACGGTTACTCAGATTGCAGGTTACGCCAACTCAGTTGAGGTAGTCGGTGAGGCTGCACTGGCGAAGGCGATTGCGCGGTTCTCGGCAAATCCCTTCGAAACGACGCGCTTCGCGCTGGAACGGTCTGGTGAACTGCGCGCACGCATGGACACGCTGGACGCCAATATTCGCACGCAGATTGCCGCCATGTCCACCGCCAATCCGGTGGGAAAACTGGCGCGAGAAGTGGTCGAATCCAAAAAGTTCATGTTCCACACCATCGGCTATATGGACCGCCTGGTATCGGTGCCGACATGGATGGCCGCCTATTCCAACGCGATTGCTACCGGGGCAAATGAGGCCGACGCGGTCTATGCGGCCGATAAGGCAGTGCGCCAATCGCAGGGGGCGGGCTCGCCGAAAGACATGGCGGCAATCCAGCGTGGCACGGGGCCTTGGGGGCAAATTCTCAAGTCGATCACCATGTTCTATAGCTTCCAGTCCATGCAGTATCAGCGGATGCGCACGTTGGCTCGAGATGCGCGCGGGGTAGATTCCCGCCGACCCCGCAATCTGCCAAAACTCGCGTCACGCGCCTTCGTCATGCTAGTTGTGGCGCCTTTGCTGACATCCCTGATTTCGCAAAGTCTGACCGGCAATGGCGGCCCTGACGATGACGAATGGTGGGCGCAGTGGTTGGCCCGGAAGCTACTTGCCAATGCGCTCGGCCCGGTTCCGGTAGTTCGAGACCTGTTCGAGCCGGCGTGGAATAAGGCGATTGGCAATCCGACTTTCGGGGCGACCCTCACGCCTATGCAGCGGGCCTATGACAGCATCGTCACGACAGCGGGAGATGTGGGGAAAATCGCGCGGGGCGAAGAAACGGAACACGCCACCAAGGACGTGCTGGAAACGACCGGCTATCTGACCGGCCTAGTGCCGGGCCAGGCGGCCAGCACCACGCAGTTCTTGGTGGACCTCGGCCGAGGCGACGCCGATCCGAAAAGCGTGGGTGACTGGATGGAGGGCCTGACCACAGGCAAGATCAAGGACGAATAGACGGGCTGCGTGGCAACGCGTCCGGAACCGATTCAAGATGCGGACTGTTTACTTTTTATGTGCTAGACACTATGGCGCGCGCCGATATAGGAGCCTCGCATGTCAGTTTTTGCCGCCGCAGGGACGCTCGGTGAACTGAGCCAGTGGCGCCTTACCAATCTGGAATATCAGAAAATTCTGTGGGTTGCCCATGTGCTTCATCTTGGGCGCTCCGGGCACCGCTTGTTCTCCGACTCCTTTGAGGCATGGGATTACGGCCCCGTCGTGCCCGCGCTGTACCACGCCGTAAAAACTCATCGCGACGGTGTGATACCTCCGTTCACGGACGAGCGTCTGCCATCTGATTCGCCAGAATATCAGACCCTGTGCGACGCGTTCGCTATGACCAAGCATCTCAGTGCCGGCCAACTCATCACCTATACGCATCGCCCTGGCGGGGCATGGGAGCAGCACTTTGTGCCCGGCGGCCGGAGACGCCTCATTTCGGATGAAACTGTAAAATCGGAATTCGCGATGCACATGGTGCCGTCAGACGCCGCCGTCGCCTGGGCCGAAGAAATGGCAGACGAATTTGCGCAAAGCCCCGCCACATATCTGGGTCCTGAGAACGAGCGAGCTTTCGGAAGCAGAGTACTTTCGGCGCTTTGCTAACAACCCGCTCGCCGCAGAGGAATTTGCGCAGGTCTACCAACGGCTGTCTTATGAACCGCGCCTCATCGGGCGGCGCTTCCGGCTGGAAGATCCAGACGTTGAGCACTGGGTTTACGAAAGCCCATCTATTCCACTTAGGCCGAAAATCCGCGTGTACTACACCGTGAACGAGGCTGAACGGGTCGTGTCTGTGCAAGCGATATCGATCGCCTAGATAACACTCCCCTGGTACGCAGAACGCACCAGCCCGTCGATCTGGCCGTGGAACTCGGCCGCCATAGCTCGCAGCGCATGGCCGCGATCGGCCAAGCGCTGCGCGGCCTCGACGGTATCAGCAAGACTGATCGCCTCCAGCGTTTCCAGCGCTAGTTCGTCCAGCACATGAAGGTGAGCGTTGATGCCTTCCAACCGGTCAATGTCGAAAACAGCGCCAGGAACAGTTGGTGTTGTAACTGGCGAGGAAGTATGTGTCTGAGAAGCCATCGCCGATACTCCACGATGTCGGTTTAAGGGTTAGGGCAGCCCATGAAAGCGGGCCATGGGCTGCCCGATCTGGTCAAAGGGTGGCTCGGATAGCCGAACCGTTAATTCTCTTTCCCGGATTACAGGGGCATCGCGCAATAGGGTGGCGTGCAAATTTTCTGAAATAATTAGCCTTGACTCACCAATGCCGCGAAAAACGCGTAACCACCTATAATAACTAGGTTTTCGTTTCTGCAATTGCGCGAATCCCATGTTCGCTGTCGGCGGGAGTAGTCACAGCAGTTCGCCCTGCCCCTTGCCGAACAGCGCAGCAAGCCGTGCCAACCCCTTCGGCGTCACCATCATCTGCGGCACAGTGCGGTCCTCGTCGCGCTGCTGGTCGCGATAGGTGTGCGGGCGATGTTCGAGAAGGCCGGCTTCGCGCTTGACATGGTAGGCCTGCAAGGGGCCGACGCCGTTCTGCCGAAATGCCCAGCCGTTGGCCTGCAACCATTTTGTGAACTTGCGCTCCGGCACGTTCAGCATCTTGGCGGCGATGCGGACGTTCACTGAACCTTCCGATGCCTCCAGCCGATCTAGGGCGGCAACCTTGGGCGCGTCGGCCTCGACCTTCGCCTCCAAGGCGATCACCTTTTCGGTGTAGCCCAGCAGCAAGTGCCGGAGTGCGGCCGGGTCGCGAAGTGCAGCGCCAGGATCGGGCCGGGCGACCTGGGCTTCAAGTTCCTGCCAGCGGTCCACCAGGCGCGCCGTGAACTCGGGGCAGAGTTGCGCCACCACGATGATGCTATCGCGCTTTCCCTGCTCGCCGGAAAAGACGTAGACCTTGACGGCTTCCATCCGTCGCTCGCGTTGGATTTTGACTTCCCCCGTTGGGGGGAGTGAGATTACCCCGCGCTCAACGAGGCGCTCGATAGACTGCCGCACCTTGTCGTGCCGGCTATCTACCAGTTCCGCGATCTCGCGGCTCGACATGGTCAACGCGCCTGTTGTGGCGAAGAATGTCACTGGCGCGCCGGATGTCGGTGCGCTATACCCCTCTACATTCATAGGTCTTTCCTTTGATCGGAAGGCGTCGAACCGGGTTTCTCAGGCCGGGTGGTTCGACGCCTTTTTCGTGGCTATGCCTTGGCGAAGCAGAAAAACGATCTCGCCATTCAGCGGACGACAGTTCAGCGCCGCCTGTTCCTCCAATTCTGCCTTCATGCCATCCGGCAATCGGACAATTACCCGGTCCCATTCGCGAACCGGCTTGCTCGTGGCCGACATGCAGCCTCCTTTCTGGCTGTGATGCCATATGTGATAATGTGATGCCATTGACCATGTGATGCGTCAATGGGAAACGTGATGCCATGACTGACAAGAAACCGATTCGAGAACACGACCGCTTCATCGTCAGGCTTCCTGATGGGATGAAGGATCTTTTGGCTTCGCGTGCGCAGCTAAAAAATCAGTCAATGAACAGCGAAATCATTGAAATTCTCAGCAAAAATTTGAAGTTTGGCAGAGAAGGTGAAATTGCTACTGTCAGAACTCGCCTGAACCTATTAAGGGCAGTGCGCCTTAATCTGCGCCAAAACATGGCAGATGTTGATCATAAGATCGACGAATGCATGTCTGAACTAGAACGACTACGTGCTGAAAAGTGAGTTGCTGCCATTTCCGGCGGCTTCGGCCTTTAAGCCCCGCTCAATCAACATGGTCGCTTCGGCGCTGATCGAACGATAGTTGTCTTTGGCCCGCGCTCGAAGCATCGCGCCGATTGCAGGCGAAAGGCCTACCAGGACTCTGCCGGGCTGCTTGGAAGTCATCTACTCCTCCCTGGTGTGTTACGCTATAATCAATGCGTATCACGTGTAGCGCGTCCGTCAAGTGCGTTTCATAACACGGCGGATTGAGAGGTGTGAAAATGAACGCAGGAAAAAAGCCCGTCCGCGAGTGGGACACGATCTTGGTCCGCGTGCCCGACGGCTTAAAGGATCAAATCGCTCAGCGTGCGCGCGTGAATGGCCGATCGGCTGGGGCGGAAGCTGCCGCCATGTTAGAGGAGGCACTTCAAAACCCAGATGAGGTGGGATTCATAAAGCTTTCTGCCGAGGTGATCAGAATGCGGTACGAAGTGTCGAAAGCGGAAGTTAGTTTGCAGGCCGCCAGAGAACGATTACAAATGCTTGAGGAGCAGCTTCGCGCGAGCGTTCCTTTGATAGATGAAAACGTTGACCTTACCGATTACGCTGCAAGAGTTTATCTTACTTCTAGAAGTCGTTTGAACAGAGACAAGATAATAAGAGAAAATCGTGATATAGATGAATTAGACAGAAACAATCCTGGATTAAGTGATGATGAATTAATGGAATTGTTTAATCGTCATCGCAAAGGTGGCGATGGGTCGAAAAGTCAACTGAAATAGGATCGATCCCGGATGATCTTGCTTGCCATCGCCTCGCTTGCTGCGACCCGTCCGCCGTATGCCATGTGCATCAGAAAAACGCTTCCCGCACTGGAACTCTCTGGCGAGCGTCCGGACGATGTGGCCAATGCGACGTGGGAGACTTGCAAGGGGAAATTCGAGCAGGATGCTCGAAGGCTTGCAGACGCCAATCCTGAAAATACAGCGGACGTGATGGATTACGCGCGGGTCCGGCTGGTGCCTGCAATCGCCACCCACGTCGTCCGCATGCGCGCGTGCCGCAAGACGGCTGGCTGCTCCATCTCGCGCCTATCCTGGGAGGAAGGCCTCTAGGCACCCCACGGGATTCACGGCCCATCCGCCACCCCATAGACCCATCGGTGATCGCAACCGGTGGGTATTATGGCTGTCTCCACGACCAATGCATTTGACGGGCCGTTCATCGCCAATGGCGTGGCGACGACATTCCCCTTCACCTTCACGGCGCTGACCGATGCTGATGTGACGGTGGAAATCGATGGTGTCGCGGTTTCGGGCTATAGCGTGACCGTCGCGGGCGGCGGTGGCGGTTCGGTCATTTTTGATAGCGCACCCACCAGCGGCGAAATCTACATCCTGCTTGAGCCCTCGTTTGAGCAATTGACGCAGTTCGAGGATGGCTCTGGCTGGCTGGCATCGCCGGTCAACCGGGTGAATGACCGGGCAGCGCTACGGGACCAGCGCAATCGGCGCGATACCGACCGGGCGCTCAAGGTGCCGCTTGGCGAAAGCCCGCTGCCGATGGCCTCTTTGGCTGGGAGCAACGGCAAAGCGCTGGGCATCATCGATGATGTTATTCAGCCGATCCCCTTCAATGGCGCCGACAATGCGCAGTCGGCGGCAGATGCCATTGCCGCCAAGGTCGCTGCGCAGACGGCGCAAGGGCTATCGGAAGCGGCGGGCGATCAATCGGTGATCGCCAAGGGGCAAAGCGAGGCAGCGCGGGACACGGCGATTGCGCAAATCCCCCTGGTGACGGCGGCCGGCGCGGCGCAAGTTTCCTTGGCGACCACACAAGCCACCGCTTCGGGCAATAGCGCGATGGCCGCCGCCGCGTCTGCTGCGAGCGTGGGTTTCCTCAATGCCGTCAAGGCTACCGGCGATGCGCCGCCCTACACGATTACCAGTGTAACCGGTGGCATTGGAACCGGCGTTGGCGGAACCCCTGGCACTTACAAATTGATCCTGGCCAATCCCACCACCGGTGGCGAGGTGTGGGGCACGGTCGGGAGTGACGGCAAGGTTTCTGCATACCCATCCGACAAGATCAAGGGCGGCCTTTCCGCAGGTTCAGTATCGACCACGGCAACCTGGCCCTCTGCTGCCGGGTTCACGACTGCGCCAACAGCGCCTACTATTGCCGTGGGCCAGTTACAGAATGGGCAGACCTTTACGGCGCTGACAAGCGACAATCAAAAGGTTCTGCTCTGGCAGGTGGCAGCGGGTGTACTGGCGCCTGTCAATGACGGTTCGGGCTCGCAAATGGCGTGGCCGCTTCCTTCGTTCATCACCTCGCAAATCAGTTCGATCGGGATGCTTGATCCCGACGCCTGGGAAGACTCCGGGTATGCCTTTTTCGTAATCGATGCGAACCGGCGTGTCCTGATCGGCGCAGCTTCGTCAATTGCGTCGCCCACGCCCATTATTGCGACAGGTGTTGCCGCTGGCACGTCAACATTCACCTCGCTCGATCCGGATGCCTGGGAAGATTCTGGCTACAGCTATTTCGTGATCGACGGTAACCGGCGCGTTCTTTCCGGTCTGGTCACGGCCACCGTGACAGCCGCTGCGACACCAGATGCAGACACGCTTTATGACCTGGTGCAGCTTTCGGATGGCACGAACAACCAGACGTTCTCCACGGCGCGCGCCACGGGCAAGCTGACGCAACTTTCGCCGTCAGGATCAAACAATATCCCCGTGGCAATCCGGCCTGATGGATATGCCATCTATAAGTCAGACCGGGCCAACGGTGCGCCAGGCGGCCTCTATGCCTGCCCCGTGGCGGGTGGTACTGAAATTCCGGTCATGCCGTTGCAGCGCATTGTCAGCCTGGGCGATAGCTTGGCAGCGGCATCCTACATCGCCGGGTCCAGCTATCAGGCGCAGGCGGCGTCGGCGCTGGGATGGCAGTGCGACGTGTTCGGCATCAATGGGCAAACGGCGCGCCAGATCGCTGCACGGTGGGGCGCACGCCCGATGTACGTCACACTCGCCAGCAACACCCTGTTGGCGAGTGGCGAAACGTCGGTCACGACACTGACCGAAAACCCGATCACGGGTTCGGTGGCTGCGAAAATCCATGGGCGCCTGGGCCTAACCGGACCTTCTGCCACGCTCAAGCGCACGGGCGATGGCAGCGACGGGCAAGCCTACGTGATGGTGCAGGACGCGGGCGGATCCGATACCGCTGTGGCCGCCGGAACGCGGTTCTACCCCGACATGAGCAGCATCAACAACGGTGCGTTCCTGTCCTATCGCTACGATGGCATCATGATCATTTCAGCGAGCCGCAACAGCTACGAGCGGGCGGACGAAATCATAGCTTCAATTTCGCAAATCGCGACCACGCTCAAGGCGCTGTCCATTCGCTTCCTGATCGCCAAGGTTCTGCCTGGCTGCGATCCGAACAACACCACGTCGCCGCTTGATGGCTATGGGACGCCCTCGCGCGCAGTGATCGACTACGTGAACGCGCGGCTCACCGCCATGTGGCCGGATAACGTCTACGACATTCTGCCCTGGCTACAGGCACTCAAAGACGGTTCCGCCAATGACCAAGCCGATGTCGATGCCGGCGTTTCTCCGCGCAGCACTCGCTGGAACGGCAGCACTTACGACTTTCTGCACATGAACGCGACTGCCCGTGCCGCGATAGGCACCGGCCCGTTCAAAGACCTCATCAATTCGAAAGGTTGGAACAAGCCATGACCGGACTTTATCTTGGCACCACGGACACCACTGGCCGCACCGATCTGCCGCAGGCGGAATATGACCAGTTCATCGGCCCCAGCTTCCTGAGCTACATCAAGTTCTGCAAGAAGTGGGGCTACAAGGCGCAGGCATCGCCCATTGCCGCAAACACCTCGCTGCGCAACTATTGCCAAGGCGGCACGGGCGTTACCATCAGTGGCACGCCCACATATTCCGGCGGCATGATGGTGCTGTCGTCCCCTTCGACCATCGGCCTGCTCGGCAACGAATGGAAACTGGCATCGACGGTTTCCTGGTTCGCGGTTGGCGGGTTCTTCAAGATTCCGCTGTCGGGCTATGCCGTAAGCGGAACCGGCACCGGCTCGTCGTTCATCCTCGGTTGGACGCAGACCAACGGCGGCAACACGCAATACGGCATCCGCATCAATTACAACAAAGCGACCGGCGCCGCGACGAACGTCTACCTGTCGATGAACGCGGTTCAGGTGGACATTACCAGCGTCATCCCGGTTGATGGCGCAGTACACCAGTATGCTGCCGAAATGCAGGCGATCACCAGCACCTCGTTCCTGATCAAGTTCTATGTCGATGCGGCGCTGGTCTACACGTCTTCGGCCCAAACGTGGTCTGGCTCGCTTGTCGTGCCCGGCTCGGGCTCGCCTGCCATCGGCGCCTACTACTCGGCAGCGGCTACCGACGAAAAGGGCGCCATCGGTGAAGCGTGGATCTGGAACGTCGGCGCCTCGACCAAATACAGCGATGTCATCAGCTTCCTCAAGCTGAACTATGCCGCCTACGCCTCGCGCTATTCCTGATCCAACCAGAAGGTAACCACTATGGCCGCCGATCCGAATGCTTCCATCGCCCGCCTCACCGTTCTCAATGCACGTGAAACTGCACTGATCGAATCCATGGGCGAAAATGGCACGGCCCTGGCTGAAATCCATGCCGAACGCTGCGCCCTGTTGCGCGAAATTCTGGCCGAACATGGCGAGGCCATCGGTGTGGATGCGGCAACTCTGGCGACTGCCACTGCCACTCCTACGGACGACATCGATCCGTACAGCAACCCAGCCTAACCCCAAGGAGAAAGACCATGCCCCCCGGACTGCCAGCGCCCCATGTCTGACACCGGCAATGCAGCACAAACCCGCATAGTGGCTGAACAGGTCGCGGAAGCGGCGATAACCCGCTTCGCCGCCGAACACCCCGAACTGAGGCATGCGTCCATTCCATCCCCGCTGAAATGGGCTGCTGCGATCATCGCGGCCGTCATGACCGCAGGCGTGTCGGCAATGGCACTGTGGCTCGTGTCCACAGTCAACTCGATGCAAGTGACGCTCGCCCGGATGGATGAGCGCATGGCCAATCAGGACAAGAGCCTGGGCACGCAATTTGACGATCTGAACCGGCGCGTGACGGCGCTTGAGACAGTGAGGAAGTGATGACCGACGTTCACAATGCGCAAGCCGCCCTTCCTCTTGCCTATCGCTGGCTTACTGCGCTTGCGTTGCGCCCGCGCATGATCGATGCGGCACTGGCGCTCTATGGCACCAAGGAAGTGCCAGGCGCTGCCAACAACCCGCAAATCATCGCCTGGGCCAAGGAACTCGGCGGCGACGTCGCCAGGTTCTACACGGCTGACAGCGTCGCATGGTGCGGGCTGTTCATGACCGTGGTGGCCCAGCGCGCGGGCAAAGCGGTGCCGGCCAATCCGCTCTGGGCGCTGTCCTGGGTGAAATTCGGCACACCGTCGCCGACTCCTGGGTTGGGCGACGTTCTCACCTTCAAGCGTGATGGCGGCGGCCATGTCGGGCTTTATGTGGCCGAAGACGATACCGCGTTCCACGTCCTCGGCGGCAACCAAGGCGATGCCGTGTCGATACGTCGGCTGGCCAAGGCCCGCCTGAATGTCGCGCGGCGGCCAGCCTATCAGGTGCAGCCCGCCAGCGTGAAACCCTATCGCGTGGCCGCCGCTGACCAGCTTTCCACGAACGAGGCTTGATCATGCTGAAAAACACCATTGCCGAAATCCGCCCACTCTGGCGCCTGTGGTCGGTCAAACTGGCTGCACTTGGCGGCTTAATCGTTGCCTACCTCATGAGCGACCCGACGCTGTTGCCGCGCGTGGTGGCATATGTGCCGGAAGGCTGGCGCCCACTGGCATCGTTGGGCGTCGGATTTGTGGCGTTTGCCCTACCGACGATCGCGCGCTGGTTGCCACAGCCGCCCAAGTCGGGGGACGGACGGTGATTACCACCTGCTCACCCCGCGCTTGGGCGGGATGGAGTGGCGTAGCTGTTGGTCCGTTTAGATGATGCTCAGACCCAAAATAATATACGCCCTTCGCCAAACGGCACTGTTACCACCGATCCATCTTTAAAGCGTACCTCAACTGGCGTGCCCCGCGTCTCGTGACCTTGAATCATTACTGCGTGGTCACGCACGGCCACACCGCCGTGCCATTTGTTGCCCAACTTGACCTGCAACTCTTCACCTTGCTTGATCACATGGTTGGTTGCGGGTCTCACGGGCATTAACCTCCATGAGGTTGGGCGGCACAACGGGCCGTGTCGCATTACCTGTCGGGCCGCCCATTGGATGATCCGAACGTCAGGACGCGCGAACCTCTCCTCTGCGCCGCTGATATCACACTGCACGCACGGGGCAAAGTATTTCGTAACAGTGGGATTTGATATGCAGAGATCGGTATGATACCGAAAAATGACGACGGAACTTTCTTCGTCTATGCGCGGGCGCTGCCGCCTGTTTACCCCCATTATTTCTTGATGTTTTGACTGCAATGGGAGCTTTATTGATTTTGGTCGCGGAAGCGAGGCGCGTAATGGTTAATTCAATATAACGGCGGCGCGACAAGGGATGTCTTCGCCATATAATGACAGCAATGGAAATATCAGAAGAAGCGCGCTGCACATCCATGATCTTTGGCACAAGAAAAACGCGCCGATGACGTGGGTGGCATCATCGGCGCGGCAGGCTGCGTTGGGGGTCGCCTGCCCTTTAATCTATAGGTCATAGCTTTAGCAGCGATCAATAGTTTTCGATCGGAGCCACCTCTACGAAGGCATCTCTGATTTGTGAAATTCGAACTGGCATTCCTATGATATGACGAATCTTAGGAGGGTCAGTCATGCCGCAAATATTAATCAACCCTCCTGATCCAGCCGTGCCAACCCGCCTTTGGCGTGGTACGTATAAATGTCCGGCGTGGTCATCGACTCGGTTTCCCTGTCGAACTCCCCCGAACGGGTGAAGCGCGCCGACTACCTTCGCAATACAGATGGCCTCGGGTTTTCCGTTCTGCATGCACGTCGTCTAGGGCGCAGCACCGAGCGAAAGGCCCATTATGGAGGTTGATATGCAGGTTTCGAAACGGAGCGCGATTCTGGCGTCAGCATCGGCCATGATGATGGCACTTTCCCCCATCAGCGCAGTTGCGCAGGATTCAGACGACGATCCCAAGGGCGCATGTGTGGTCAGCGTTGTTTTCATGGGTAAACGGTGCCACATAGCGACACGCGATTGGTGCACAAAAGTATATAGAAATCTTCATATCACTACGTCATTTTTTGAAGGGTACAGCTGCGAAGAGGCCAAGGCTGCCGGAGAATATTGAATTGTATTGATTTGAGTGATCGTCTTCCGCAGTGGCTCGCCCGGCTATTTGAACACATGCTGGCCGCCGCGCCTTTGGACGATCACTTTCTTCCGGCTTAAGATGTCATATGCGGTCAACCGCTGGGATTTCCGCCGTTTCGCACGACGGGGAAGGTCGCCAGCAACCTGACCAGCGAACTCTGCCGCGTTACCCCCGTCTTGTAAAACACGGATTTCAGCTGGGAGCGAAGCGTTTCGCGCGTAACGCCGCGCTGGGCTGCGATCTCGTCAAGTGAACGATCAGCCAGTAGCCGCGCCGCGAGATCTGCCTCCATCGCTGACAAGCCGTAGGTGTCGCGTAATGCGATCCGCCAATCGGGGTCCGGCCCCTCTTCCGGATCGTCGATCTGCAACAGCACACCGGCGCTTCCATGAAAGCCGGCCGGCAATAGGCGTAGCCGATAGGGACTGAATCCGGATGGGCGCGGGCAAAGCAGCGCAGTGCGCGGTTGCCCCGTCCTGTCTATGATGGCGGCGACGGCAATTTTCAGCGCCATCTCGATACGGGGCGGCGAGACAAGCCGCTGATCGCGCAGAAACAGGCCGTCGCGCTTCCCGAGCAACCATTCGGCGGCGGCCGAGAGCGCCACGACCCGCAGGTTGCGATCAAGCCGCAGGATCGCTCCGCCAGCCCGATCGACGATGTCCTGGAGCCGCGCACCCTTGTCGCGCTCCTGAGCCAAGGTCTTGCGCAGCGACATGACGCGGTGAATATGGCCATAGACCTCGTCTAGCCTTTGCTCGTCCCACACGCCGAACGGAGCATCGCTGGCCGCACGATGGATCGCCATCATCAGCCCTTCACGTCCCAGCGCCGGCATCACGCCGAGGCACCGCCCCGTGTCATCGCCCATGGCGCGGAATAGATCATTGTACATTGCCGTCCGCACGAACTCTTCGGGAAGCATCGCTCTGTCGAGCGCTGCGGCGCGACCAAAGCGGCCAACATCAATCGCGGTCTGCGTCCATGGATCGACGTCGACGAAGTGTTCCGTGTACGCGGCCCGGAATGCCTCGCCCCAATAGCACATCTGTAGAAAGGACGCGGTTCCCGCCGACGTCAATTCGACAAAGATAGCGGACCGAGTGCCGCACGCGGCGGCGATCCGGTCGGCCAATGATTCAAACGCGCTATCATCGTCGATCGACGCGTAAATCCCATCGAGATCGATCACCACGTTTCCCCTGTGCCCCGGAGCAAATTAAGCCGGTTCATTCGATTCAACAAGCCGCACCGTTCCCCCGAACGGGTGAAGCGCGCTGGAGAGGGATTCTGTTACTTAATGCGAGTGGCCGCGAAGCCTCCGGGAAGCGGCGACGCCAAACGCGACAAACGCGTCAGCACATCCTGGCGCCAGGGACAGGGGTTGGTCATGAACAAGATATTCATGGTTTCGATAGCGTCATCCCTCGCCATTGCCGGGCTGTCGGATGCCGCATCCGCACAGGTCACGGCGCAGTGCGAGGCCTATCAGAGGATCGTCAAAAGCCCCGCACCCACCATGGGTGCGCTCGCGTCGCTCGAGCATACGGTAGCAGTGCTCAAGGCAGCGATCGCCATAATCGACGAGCCTTGCGGTGCACCATATATCGTGAGCACTGATCGAGCGGCGATCGCCCAGCAACGGGCACAGCTATACGCAGCGTGGCAGCAAGCCCGCTCCAATTGCCTGCAGTTGACGTCTGGCGAGCCCAACGACGACAGCCCCTGCAAGGATGAGGTCGGCGCGGATTAATGGCCGAAGCTGCCGGCCGAATTGCCTGCTGAGTTCGTAAGGTATATATTCGCCCTTTGTGGCGGAACCACGAACCCCGAGGGGACAAGGCGCGGAGGATCACCCCTTAGACCGCTGGCGCCTTGCCTGCCCGGCTTGACGGGCGGCAGAAAACTCCTTGATCGCCTGATCCCACGCATCGTCGCCGGAAGGGCTTGTGTAGCCCGGCCCATTCGGCTCGGGGATTATCGTGATCGTTCCATTTGGGTCGATCTCAACGCGAGCAATGGTGAGCCCTGCTGCCTTGAAGGCATTCACCGCTCGGACGAGATCGGCTTGCTTGAAGCGAGCGCGTGCAGTCACATAGAGCCCCTTTCCAAATAGGAGCTACGCCGGCTCATCGGCTGTCTGAGCTTGCTGATGATCCCGCGCCATATGCAGCGACATCAGTTCTTTGCGCTCCGCTTCCGCCAGGATCGGGTAAAAGTCCGAATGCAGCAGAGCGACGACTTCTTCGTAGGACAACGCCACGCCGGTCTCATTCCGAAGGGCGCGTCGTATCTTGCGAACGATACGCGAATAGACGCCTGGCGGTGGTGTGTAGTTCTCCGTCACCGCTGCCAGCTTCGCTGATCGGAACTACCAGAAATCGGCGGCTCAGCCATGTTGGTCTACTCCGGGGAAGTCTTCTGGGTCCAGATGCGGCTCGAACGAAATAGCGTGCACATTTGCATACCCGTGCTTGATCGGTTCTGCTGTCGCGACGATGAAGCGGTAGCGGCCGCCGAGCGCGTGCTGCATTGCCCAATGGAGCGACCCGTCAGGCAACCAACAGAGAAGCTCGGAAGCTTTTCCCCGTAAGGTTAAAACGCCTACAACGGCGTCTTTATGATATTTGGTGCCGTGCTGCCGCTCGATTCCAATCACGCGGACCCGTACGGCGCGTCCCGCCACTTTGGCAGGCGCAAGGCATACGGCGCCGATGGTGTATTCGCTGGTCTCGATAAGCTCTGCGCTTTGGTCAGTCGTCACCAGCCGGCAAGAGTAGCTCGGGCGCAACGTCTCGATCCTGAGCGCATAATTGACATCGGCGACCGGAGTGGAAACCTTGGGCTTGTGGAGCTTCAGAGCCGCCCTACTTGAGGTGGGTTTTCTGGTCACGGTAAGTCCGGCAATGGGTATGAGCGCTTAATCCGTGCCGTGGTCACATCTTCAAGACCACCTTCGAGTGCCTGGACTAGCCCACGCCTCCCCAATTCGACCAAAACGTCATTCCATATTCGGATCGGTAGTTCCGCAAATTGAAGGCGGGCGCCGGCGGCTTGAACCATCAACCAGTCATAACCGGATAGATCGTCGTCACTCAGCGCAGCGGTGTCGATCAGCGGCATGGCGGTCTCCTGAGTCGGCCATGATCCTGCACTAAAACGGAAAACGCCGCCAGCCAAAGCCAGTGGGAGAACGCAAGGCGAGCAAGGCGAGGCATTGAGCAAGCAGGCAAACGTGCCCGCCTGGATGCAACAGCGCGGGTCGCTCAGGCCGATCTTGTCACAAGACCGGACAGCTAGAACCGCGATCCATGGTACTGGACATGGTATCAAAAACTTTTCCCAATTTTGCTGATGTATACTCAATAGGTTATTGCCTTAATTCGGCTGCCTCCGTCTCCGCCAGATCACGCATTCTGGCGCCCCTCCCCGAACCGGCACGAACGCAAAACGGCCACCAGAGTTCGCCGCCAATCGGCTCAGGCCGCCTCTGAAATCATGGTGCCGCGTGGCGACGCGATATAACGCGGCCCGACCGTCTACTTCTCCACACTCGCACTGGCGGGCACAGTGCCCTTCTGGCTGCGATCGGTGAGTCCTGAGCCTATGACGGCTATAACGCTCTTGGCCACAAATACGGCGTGATTGGTCACTTCGGGAAGGCCCATCAGTTCGCCGAAGGTTCCTCGTGCAAGAGGGCCGGCGACAAAAGCGCGGGGATTGGGGCCGTCGCGCCCGATCATGTGGCTTTCATCGTCTACCGCCACTCCCAAATTCGTTGGGTCCGGTACAAGCAAGCCTGATGTTACAAGCGTGGCAAGAAAGCCTTGCGAGGCCAGGACATTGCCGTGGCCCGGTCCGGTGGTGGCGATAACGGCATCGAATATCTCCGTCCGGGTTGCCCTGCCGCGATCCTTCAACGTCACGGCACACTGGGCACCTTGCATCCTGGCATCGCTGATGGTGGCGGCGCGGATGGACAGCGTGCCCGCGGCGATCCGCCGGTCCAGGACGGCGCCGACCTGCGGCGCGATCCGAAAGCGGTGCGTGTCCCAGAACGGCCGAAGATGGCGGATCAGCCGGCGCCGCTCGGGGAGCGGCAGAGCCCTCCAGATCTGGGGGGCCTGCACGCGCAAGCGGTCGAACAGTCCCTGCCATGGTCCACCTTTCTGCACGGCGGCACGGACGCGCCGCAGCAGATCAAGCGCGGTGCGCGATGGCTGGGTGGCGAAGTCGCCAAACGGTTCGACATAGCCGGGCGCATGGCTGTGTGAACGCTGGCCGCGCCGGGAGATCGCGGTGATCGCCCCGCGATGACCGCGCGCATCGAGCGTGGCGATGACGTCTGCCATGGTCAGTCCGGTCCCCACCACCAGCACCCGGTCGTCCCGCGCGATCGATGCCAGCGCGCCATCCGCCCAGGGATCGGCGATGAAGCGCCGTTCCCCTTCGAACGCCGCCGACAGGATTGCGGGCGGCGCCGGCGGCGGGTGACTGGTGGCAATGACGATGACATTGGCGGCGAGCGTCTCCCCCGTGTCGCATGTCAGAGCC